CAAGAGGAATAGTTACAGAGGAAGTTGTTACATCCGGATAAATGAGATTCAACGGTTTTCCAGTAGACGGTGTACGACAATATATTCTAGGCATTATTAAAAGCTCCTTGCAATAGCTGCTTTAGTGGCAATACGGTTAACTGCTTGTTCAAACGGTGGTCCAGACAATTCGCCTGTGTCGGCACTGATCTTCATGCCGCCGACAAATATAGCGTTGCCTTGATCATCCTGCCCGCTGGCAATAACTACGCCATCATCAAGTTCCACAATACTTTCTTCAATGAGGCCTTCGTTTCTGACAGGCGGAATTTTGGTCAATGCCACACCAGACAAAACACCAGTCCAGGTGTGTCCAATTGCAGTGATAGTGGATGGTTGAGTTTGAAAAACTGTGTTGGTTAATGTTTCTTCCAAGGCAGTGACCAGCGCCGTGATAATCAAATCAGACTGTGTGCCGACACCTGCCAGTGCTGTCATTTGATCGCGCATGTTGTCGAAAGAAAATATAAAAGCATCTTCTTTATCGGGAGAATATACTTTGTTGCCTTCGACATTGAAAAGACCTTCAGCAAAATTCAACATGGGCAGCTCATCAGCTGACTCCAGAACCCATCTTATACACTGCAAAAAATTAGCAGCATCTAGACGTGTGTAAGCTTCGTCCTCGGCATCCCATCCAAAGGTATAGACCTGGCCCGTGGCCGGATCAACTGTGGTGCTTAATGCCGTCCACATGTTGTTGATTATTGTGGTTTGTGCTGCTTCAATTGCTGCTTCGGCTGTGAGATCTATCACTAAAGTTACACCTGTTGTTTCTGTTGGGTCAACAATTGGTCGTGATCCTTCTGCCCACATGGTGTAATCACCAAACTGTGTGCTACAAGCAGAAAGAACAATTTGTCCGCCGTCTAAGGCAAGAAAATGCTTGTGAGCCCATAAACTGACTGCGTTAACTGCGTTGATCAGCCCACCTTTTTTGGCGCAATATCCTATGCCGTTTTGCGACACTGGGGTTGCACCCCATGTCATTATGTTGGGGAAAACACTGTATTGTGAACACACGTTACCGTCTGCTAGTGCAACACCGGCTCCTATACCAACCAGGGGGTTGGGTTCTGGCTCTGCATCTCTGTCCAGCGGCGGAGGAACAGTTGTCCAGTAGGGATTTGTTCTAACAGCAATTTTATGAGCATATGGTACACGATTAATTATAGCACCTGGTCTGAATGATATAGCAAATCCCTCTGATGGATCGGTTAAACTGTCTAATCTCCAGTTTTCAAACAAAAAACCTTCAACAAAACAACCCGATCCTATTCGAAACACATTTCGTTCTTCGTATCCTGCTGCAGGACGAATAGCAACACTTCTATGCGCACATCTAATAACTGTGTTGTCTGGGAAATCTATATGCCCTTCTGTAACATATACTCCGGCACCCACTTCGATCAAAGTGATTGTGGCACCAGCTACTCGTCTTTCTTCGGCAACTTCGACTGCTCGTTCAATAGTGGCAAACGATTCTGCCCAGCTTGTGCCCAGGTTGTCGTTGTTTCCGGTTGTTTGTACAAACAGTGTGTTGGTGATGGGAGTGGCTGCTGTTAAGTCAACAACTTCTTCGGATGCGCCTTGTTGTTGTATAGCGTACAGTCTAGCGTCATAGGTGTTGATTGCTACTTCGCCTAACTGGAGATCAGCAAGTTCAGGAACAGCGTTACCTACAGCACTTTGTTTAAGTAAAATCGTATTTGCCATATCTTGCCTTTTCTCTAGTAGGTTCCGCCGTCAATGACAGATTCCACATCTAACACTGCTAAATTGTTAGCATACATTGCATCAGCATAGATATTTCCTGCCACTCCGGCGCCACCATCGATAATCAATGCACCAGTAATGTTGCTGGTAGATACAGTTCCCACTGTAATATTGGCTCCTGTTGTAGAAAACACCACTGTATTACCCAGTCCGTTGACTCCTACTAGAACATTTCCGTTGAGTTGAGGAATAGAAACGTTTGAAGTTCCGTTTTGTAATATTGTGGCTGCACCAACATTGGCAGTGACGTTGCTTAAAAATTGCCCGTCGCCGAGGTAGTAGGTGGCAGTGATAACGTCAGCTGTGATATTACCAGCTGTGATATTGCCAGTTACGTTGCCGGTAATTTCAACATCAGAATCCAGAATGATTTTATCGCCGGGATCCAGCGTTGATATTGTATAATTGCCTTTGATTCTCTTATAGGTTGCCATCTATTGCCCTCGTTCCTTATTTAGCAATAAAAACACGGTGCACGAAAGCGTCAGCTGATTGCCTTGGTTGACTGTTTCAAATATGCAGTTGGGCATGAGTTATAAATCCTTTGGAGTATTTATGCGGTCAACAAAGTCTGCAATTGTGACACTGCTGAGGTTGTTGATTTTGGAAAATTCTGCAATAGATGCAGTTGTGTCGCCATGTACCCGTATAAATTGCCGATTTGGATAGTCAGTTGTGACTGTTATCAACTGACGGATCCAGTTTCCTGTGTAAGTTGGCAGAGCTGTGGTGGGTTTATAAAATTCTGTGCCGGCATACACATTGTTGAAATTTCCAGTGGAGTTGGGGCCTAAATCAAACCCCAGCAGATAAATTATGGTGTTGCCATCCTCGGCTGCAATGCCAGCAGCAATGGGACCACTACTGAATCCTCGATACTTTTGCGGAACAGGTTGTGCTCCGGTGCCATTTTCTGGACGACGAGTATAAAATCTATTTCTAGATGGGTAGCCTGCTGCTTGAATAGCCGCACTGATGGGCCGATCTGTGCTGACCAAAACAGTGGGCGTGTGTGTTCGATACAGAGCATTACACCCGTATACAGGTCCAACACGCAACAACTGATCTACGTCAATGTGACTACGGCTTACACCGTTCCCTAATACAAAAGCAGCCATAAAAAAATCCCCTCAGTATGTAGCTGAGGGGTTCCTAGGTAATATAAAAATTACGAAGTGTAGTTTTCTACAATTACCAGGCTCAACAGGTTCTGCTGTGTAGCAGTATTGTCTTGTCCTGTAGTACCGGACTTGATTTCTGTGCCTTCGTCTGTGAAGAAGTTGGCTGCATAACGAATGTTCTGCTGTACCAGGTTCTGCGCAAAGCCACCAGCGGCTGCACCACCAACTTCACCGCCGGTAAAGTCATATGCATACTTGTTTGTGAGTTTGCTGATCAGAACTTCGGAACTGTCTGCGTCTAAGGCAAAGCTGATGTTCATGTTGCCTTCTGTTATTACGCCTTGTGCTTCGTTGGCCAAAACGCAAACGCCTTGTGCACCTGAACTGGCACCTTCAACCAGATACTTTCTTGTGCCTTTTTGGCGAACGATCCAACCATCTTCTTCACTTTGTCCTGTGATGAAAACTCTGCACTTGACAACAGGATATGCTGCAGTAGCAACACCACCGCCGTTGCCTTCACCACCAACCACACCAAGATACTGGTCTGTGTTGAATGTAGCAGGATATACTGGATTAGTCAGCTGATCCCAAGCATTGAAACCAATGTCTTTGGTTGTACTCTTTTTAATTTTTAGTGGGCGACCCATTTTTTCTTTTCCTTTAAAAGTTAGGCGTTCTAGGCCTTACGCGGTGGGGTACCGCATAAAACGCAACCATTTGCGTTGTATGATTTATTTAGTTGCAATCTTGTTATTATATACCAGCAGTTTAAGCTGCTGTTTGCCAACTCTTGGAATAGTTATAAATCCAAACTGGTCTTGTAATGGTATTGCTTTGGAACTCACGATTGCTGTTGTCGCTGGTGGCAGATTCTGTGGCTCTACATTCAAACACACGACTGCTAAATGTATTTTGCGCACCGCCTGACACTGCTGACCCTTGTATCACGTACTGTGCTACAGGACTGTTGTAGCTTAACAAGTAAGGGTTCATTTCTCGACCGCCCAGATCTGTTTCAGTTGTTCCCACCCAGCTGACACCAAAACTATTGTAGCTGTTGCTGTTGGGCTGTCGAATCACTGACCAAGATCCGGCCACGGTAATTCTACAAGCAGCTGACGGATATGTTTGACCAGTGTCGGGATCAGTGTAAGCAGTGAGTTGATTTCCAATCACTGCTATTGTCCAATTTATTGCTCGTAAGTGCAAGAGACCACCAGATAAAGGATTGGGATGACCTAAGCTGAGTCCAAAAGTAGCACCGTCGTTGTAACCGGCTTGACTGTATCGCCAGAGGCCAGCGTCGACAACTGTTAATCCAGTGTTGGCTGTGAGTTCTGCTGAACCAGAGTAGGGTGTGACGAATGTGGGCATGCTTTATTTATAGAGAACAAAAAGCCCCTTGCGGGGCCGTTTTCTTACAGTGCAAAACGTCGAATATCTGCACGAAGCTGTTCTATAGGGTCAATTGACTCGGCAACACTTTCGTCGTAGCTGGGTTTCTTGATTTGGCTAGCCAGAACCTTCATTGTTCCTGGTTGTGCGTCAACACGAATACCATACGCATCACCATCTTGTGCAACAACAGTGGCAAATTTACCAGCATACATCACACGATCTCCGGGCTTGAATGTTGGCGCTGCTGCTTCTTCTGCTACATCTTGCTCCATGTTGCCCAACATTTGTTCCACATGACGAACCCAACCTGATACATCGCTGGATCCAATTTCTTCCACATTGCCCACAAAGTCAGCAACTTCATCGACAGCTTGCCCAACCTTTTCTGGACCGTACTTGCTCAACAAGTCTGAACGTTGCATCATAATTCTGCGTGTGATGGCATTGACCACTGGATTGTTTTCTGATCCTTCCGCCACACCTGACTCTGCTAAATCACCATCATCATAATATTGTAGCGCATCCGATACACGATTAATAAGTTCTCTCTCAAGTTTTTGCATGAGAGCGTCCGATGCTTTGATTTTTAACTTTTTAAGAGCGTCCGAAATGTCGTCATCTATATCCCAATGAACATTATTAGATAAAAGTATTCTCTCTACTGCGCTATACACTTGTTCAAACTTAGAGTCAGCAGATGGTTTTGCAACATCAGCAGCATTTTTAGTAATATTGTTCATCATGCCACTGTATGCTGCATCGGCACGTTGATCAGCTGCGGCACCCTTGTATCTAGCACCTTTGACTATGTTTCCCATCATTGAATCAAATGATGTGTCACCAGTTGCTTCCGCCATACCTGACTTCTTTTGCGACCAGGTTATAGAACTGACTACTTTGCCATCTTTATCATAAGCAATAGTCTTATTATCAGTATCAGTAAACTTTACTGCACCGTGTTTTTTTGCTTTCTGTTTCCATGCATTCCAATCCATCTTGCCATCATCTTGAAATGTCCCTTCCACCATGCCTTCCCCTAATCCGCCTACACCATCGTTTGACTTTTCGGTCTTATGTTTTTTTACTAGCATGCCGTGGTCAGTCAGTTCATAACCTCTAGGAATTCTATTTGGGTCATTCTTAGCGTTTTGTTTTATTTGTTTTAATAGTTTTTGATACTCTGGCTTTTCGCCTTCAGCCACACCATCTTCCTTCATCTTGTCCAGCTTGTCTTGTGGAATTCCTTTTCTTCTGAGATAATAGTCTCTGACTTTTTTATCATTCTCAGGGTTATATTTGGCCACCACGCTGTCTGGAGTCAGCGGTGGGGGATGTCCGTGTGCCTTGATGTATGCTTTACGGGCTGCTTTCTCTTCTGGGCTGCTCATGTCCAGACGCCCACCTTCCGCCACACCTTGTTTAATGGCTGCCTTTAATTCTGCTAAGGCTTCTTCAGCTGTGTCGTATCCCACAGCATCGTAGCTGCCGTCGTACAGTTTGACATAGTACTGACCATTGCCGGGACTGGCTTCTGCATCCGTACCAATCTCGCCAATGGGTTTACCCGCACGTTTGACTATTTTCACAGTCTTATCACCCCGATGTCGCATGACATCTGGACGAGCTTCCGCCACACCCGGTTCTGCGCTTTCAGTTAGCTGTTGTCTTATTCGGTTGGCTTGTGCAGCCGGCGTGGCTGATTGGGCTGCTGTGCTGAATCGGTTCATTAGGTCACGCAGGTCAGCTGCGTTATGGTCGGGCACTAGCACAGGTTTGATAGTCATTGGAAAGATCCTTGATCGGTTTGTTTATTTATCACTGATACTGCTTGTTTACAGAGCCCAGGGATCAAGTATAACTGGTGTGCCATCTCGACGCATCATTATGTTGTCACCGTGAAGATCGTAGGCCCAGTTTTTTTGATCCCCGATATTGGCAATATCTATCATGGTCTGATAGAACAATCTGAGATCTTTGTTGTCTATTTTGTCTTTTATTTGTTTCCATGCTGCTCTGGTGTCAGCATAATGATTATTGGTGTACTTTTGATCCATGGTGTCAAACGGAACTTTGCGCCGGGCCTGCATGGCCATGGATTCTATCGTTCTTTTTTGATCTTTTTCCAAGTCATATAATCTTTCTTGACGAATCTGTAGATACACAGCACTGCCCCAATGAAAGCTCTCAATCCCTGAAAACTTTGGTAGAAATTTATTACCAGAATTTGCGGCGCAATACTTGGCCCAGTAAATTGCCATCTTTTGATGTTCATTAAAATTGGTCTGTTGCTGGCCAGCTTTTTTTGTAACATCTGCTCCGTCGCCAGTTCCAAATATTTTGAGAATTTGTCCTGTGCCGGGTTCTACAAATGCAACTGCATCATCCCCACGACCTTTTGGTTTGTAACCTTTTTTCTTGAGAGCAGCAATGATATCTGGATCTATGTGACTTTCCTCGTTGACAATTTGATTGATTTTCATTGTGGGGTATTTATTTTAACTCAGGTGTAGTAAACAATCTCACCTGTTGTGGGATTGTATGCCATTTGAAAAAATCCTGCAGGTAATCCACTGGATCCGCCGTTGCGCACAGGTTTCACAGTGAATGTGTTGGCTGTGGTTTGATTTAGGGCAGCACCTGTGGCATTCATAATGATTGAATTGTTGCCCTGCGCAGTTTGCCCGGCGTATGCACCAATGGCCACTGCGTTGATACCTTGTGTGACCTGTCCAGCATATAATCCATGAGCAATGGCCTGTGTGCCTTGACCATTTTCGCCTGCACCGTGCCCAATGGCCACTGCGTCATCATTTTGCAAGGCAACGCCGCCACCAGCATTTTGTCCAATGGCCACTGCTGTTGATCCCTGAGCAGCACCGGCATTTTGTCCAATGGCAACACTTTGATTGCCTTGATTGGTCTCGCCAGCACCGTCGCCAATGGCCACAGAACTGATGCCTTGACCAGTATAACCAGCATTGTTGCCAATGGCCACAGAACTGACACCTTGTGTTTCGTTGCCGGCATATTGACCCATGGCCACAGAATTGGCACCTTGGCTGCTTTGGCCGCTGCTGAGTCCAATGGCCACTGATCGAGCACCTTGCAAAGTCATTGCAGTAAAAGCACCAATGGCCACTCCGTACTGGCCTTGAGCATCAAATCCAGTTGAGATACCAATGGCCACAGCACCTGAGCCTTGAGTGGTGTTGCCACCAGAATTTTGACCAATTGCAACGGCTGCTGACTGTTGGCCACCTTGTCCAGCAGTTGATCCAATGGCTACTGCTCCCGAGTCCTGGCCATCAAATCCAGCATTTTGCCCCAGGGCTATGATAGTGGGACCTGCAGCACCTGTTTTGTCGTCCAGCAAGGCCCAGGTTGTTGCGCCGCCGGGTGTGGCCACTGCTGTGAGTTCACCTGCTGCATTGCCTATGTACAACACAGTGGTGGTCTGATCCACCACCAGTTCGCCAGGTCTGGCGTTGCCGTCGTAGTTGGCCAAGGTGATCTGGGCATTGTCTTTCATTGCGGCACGACTAATGCCGGTTATGTTGCTGTAGGGTGGGGGTGAATTGGCCATACTGTATTTATGTACGGTGGCGGCAAAGGTCTCCGTGGAATCTGGGATAGGTGTTTACAGCTATCTGTTGATCGCAATGTGGGCACAGTTTTTTAAGTCTAACTTTTCCCAAGTTTGCAGCACTGCGCCTTGCTTTTTCTTCATCTGTTTGCTTGCGTCCTCGAATCTTGTCGCCAATTTTTTTCTTAGTTTCTTCCTTTAACGATCCATCAAAATCTGGCTGTTTACTTTTATGATTCTTTGACATATTATCAAGCCATTCATCTGAAAATGTTTTTCTCTTACGGCCAGTCTGAGCAGCTATTTGTTTTGCTATTTGTTCTTCTGTTAACTTTTTCCCTGTATTCTTTTGGCTAATTAGTGCTCGAGCTTTTTCACTTTGTGTTTTCCCCCACATAGGATTGTTTTCACCTGTTACTCTTTGACTTTGCAACATGCTATATTCTTCTTTGAGAGTGGCATATACTCTTGATGTTATTTTAGTATTGTATCGTTTTTGATTTTGATTCTCGGCTCTCATCATCCATAATGCTTTAAGTAGCTGATGACGGTGCTTACCTTGATGTATTTTTGTCAGCAACCAATGACATATAAAATGTTCTCGTAATGTGATATTGGTTAGATTACTAGCATCGTCACTGCCACCTAAGCATTTAGGTATAATGTGGTGCGATTCTGTACGTTGATCTGTGACACGGGTTTGACCGCGAACAGTGATTTGATTATACCATTTTTCGTATTTGTTCATATTGTTATTTAGTATAAGTGAGTTCTATATATTTGTCAACCAACAAAAAACCCACCGAAGTGGGTTTCTTGCTTTTTGAATAACAACTAAATGGATTAGCTGAAGCTCAAATTCGAAACGGCTATCTCGCCGACATAATCTCCAGCATTGCCGAAGCTTGATGCTGTGTTTGTCAATTCGATATATCCGTATCTCGTCATAAAGCTTACGACTGGTTCGAATGTTGACGGATCCAGAACAACACCGCTGCTCATTAGGGGGATATATGGGCAATAGAACGCTGCTGCATCAGCTTCGCTCGAACCCTTATAACCAACTAACACAGGTGTGCTATCACTAGCGTAGCTGTCAACGAACACACGCATTGCGCCGTTCAATGTACCAACAAACTTGGTGTTTGTAGGTGCTTCGAATGTACCTTCTGTGGTACGTGCAAATGCTGATGTTGTTGCTGACTGAAGAACAGTCAAGCTAGCAGGTGACACAACAGCCCAGTTACCTGCACCACGACGTGTGCGTTGTGCGATCAGGTTAGCAACACGGTTGATCAGAACAGCTAGAGCAGCATGTTCGTCACCAACGAATGTAGCAGTACCAGAAACAGTAGCTTGGTTGTATGTAAACTCAGTTGTGGCCAACGAACGCAGGCTCAACAGGATCTCTTGGTCAATTTCAGCTGTAATTTCTTGAGCCAAAGCTGCCATGATTTCGGCTTCTACGTCGATACCATGCATTGCTTGTGCGTCTTGAGCAGCTTCAAAAGTCCAACGAGCTTGTAGCTTACGTGTTTTAGCTTCAACAGCTTGCTTGAGGATCTGTACAGAGATTTGACGTCCGCCATTGCCTTCAAGTGTTGCTGTCTGTGCACCAGAATAACCTTGTGCAGCAGTTTGTGTTGTTGCAGCGTTGTCAGCACCACGAGCGCCTGCTGAGTAAGCAACAGCGATCTTGAAAGGTGACAGTGCTTCTTCACCAGCTACAACTGATGTTGCTGCTGCTGTTTGGTCTGTCATTGTGCTGGCATAACGCACACGCAATGTGTGAATTTGGCCAACAGGACCAGTCATTGGCTGAACGCCAACCAACTCGTTAGCGATAACAGTTGGCATGACTCGACGGATAACAGGCAGAATCACACGGTTTAGTGTGGCGATGTTGCCTGATACAGTTGAACCTGCACTTGCGTTTTCTTTCAGGTACTTGCGGGTGTTTTCTAAGATAACGCCCATTGTGTTACGACGGCTACCTTTGAGGCCTTCCATAAGGGCTTCTTTGGTCTCGTCCCAACGGCTTTCTAACAGTTCTTGTGACATTTAAGTCTCCTCTAATTAAAGACCTGCCAGGCGCTTGATGTCGATCACGTTGGAACGGTCTTCTTCTTTTGCGGCCTTGACGGTTTTATCACCAGTTACTTCGCGAACACTTTCAGCAATGACCTTGCGGTTCTTGCTGCTTGCATCGTTCAGCACAGCTGGTAGATACTTCTCGAAAGCGCCTTTCAAACGACTTGTTTGAACGCTTTCTAACAAATTGCGCATTACTTCCTGCTTCTCTTCGTTGAGAGGTGCAAGCAATTCTTCCATGGTGCTTTCGCGCTGTGTGGATTCCTTGATAATACGAATTTCTTTCTCTTTGGAATCGACCAGGCGTTGTTTTGCCTCGACGACTCGTGTTGCTTCTTCCAGTTGCTGATTTTTGTGAGCAACTACACGGCTGAGTTTTCGAATTTCAGCATTCTCGTTGAGATATGTTGAACCAAACTCTGCAGCATACGCTTCAAAAATACGACGTCCAAAATTGTTCTCGCGAGCAACCTTGATGTCTTCGTGCAACTGACTCATTTCAGCTTTAAGATGCCCAGCAACAGCGCGGCTCATTTTGGCAGCAGATTCTGTAACGAATCTAGCCTTGAGAGCTTCCAATTTACCACGGGCTTCACGAACCAGACGCACTTTTGTCTCTACGACATCACGCTTGTCTTGTTGGAATTCCATGATTTCTTGGGCCAGTGCTTCAACAACAAAGCGTTCCAATTTCTGGAAACCTTCGGTGTGAACACGGCGGTCTTTGCGCAGTTCGCCAATTTCTTCAGCCAATTTGGAAACCATAAAGTCGTTGAACTTTACAGAACTTTCTTTCATTTTGGCTTGGAACTTGACACGATCTTCGGCTAGTTGTTGCTTTTCAGCAGCAATGCCTTGGATCTCTTGTGCAAGACCTTCTGTTACCATGCGATCTAGGGCTTCAACCATTACTGTCTTGTCATGCTCGTAGCGTTGTGCAAACTCTTCGCGGAGTTCTGCACGTAACTGTTCGCGAGCTTCTGTGAGTTTAGATTCCCAAGCTTCGTTGAGTTCTTGTCCCACGTCCTCGTTAATGAGTCCGCTATCTAGCAGTGGTTTAATAGCATCAAACATCTATTTCTCCTAGATTTTGAGATCTTTGATAAGGCGTTTTAATTCCTCTTTCAAAAATCTCTGTACCTTGTTGTCCGACCCAGCTTCGCGTGACATTTCTAGCAGGCGATGCCCGTGGCGCATATTCAACAAGCCTTCGTAGATGGCTTTTGGATAAGCATTAGGCGCTGATGGTTGGGCAACCACATCCACAGTGACTATTTCAAAGTCACTGACATGTCCGTTCGCTTCGTTAACGTTACCGCTACCTCGGCTCGAAACTCCCAATTTCACACCGCTTTCCAGCAGTGTGCGGACGAGATTTCCCATGGGTGTTGGCAATATTTTCATTTTGCCAAAACCGTTGGGCCCGTCCATCCACATTTCTATCATGTTGATACAAACGCGGTCCAAGTTAATTTTTAAATCATCTGGGTGATCCAGTTCGCCTAGAACTGAACTGCCAGCCTTGATCTGTTCCATAAGGGTACCAACAGCTCGCTCAATTTCGCTCACTGGGTACACACGCTCATTGGCGTTTTTGACACCACCTTGAATGCAAATACCTTTCATGTAAAGATCCTTGCCTTCGGCGCCTTCCACAACCATGCGGGCAGCGTCGAAAGTCAAGTTTTCTCTAAGGTAAAGAGCCATTTACCCGGTTCCTTAGTTGGTTACAGATTTAGTATTGACACCTGCGGCCTGAGCCAGGTGTGGCTTGGGAGCAGGTTTTACGTTGGGCTGTGTTGTACTGCCCATGTCTTTGGCTGTAGGAGCAGGACGTCCGTTGCCGCCGTCGCCGCCTGCGCGAACTGGCTTGGCAGCCATGCCCTTAGCACCGCTGTTAGCAGCTACTGGGCTTTTTGTATTGGCACCGTTGTCGCCGTGTGTTGGCTTTGATACAGCCTTCAAACTGACGTTTTCGTACATGCCTTCTGTTTCGAGTTCGTCGTCAACAACTTCTTCGCTGTCCATGTCGGGAGTGTCAAATTCATCGCTGACTTCAACGTCCATTTCTTCGTCACCGCCCATGTCATCACCGCCCATGAGAGATTCAAATTCAGCCATGAGTTCGTCCAGTTTGTCTTCCAGATCAACCACACGATCTTCTAATTCTTCGTCGCCACCCATGTCATCGTGGTGGTCTTCGCTGTCCATGTCGTCATCGCCTTCCATGGAAATGCCTTCTTCTTCTACTTCGATATCGTCAATCAGGTCGCCGGCTTGATCGCCGCCCATGCCTTCTTCAACTTCCTCAACTTCTTCGTCGAGTTCTTCGTCCATGTCTTCTTCAATTTGTTCTTCTTCTTCCTGCATCATTTCTTCGTAGATGGCACGACTTTTTTCAACTACGATGTCGTGAAACAGTTCACGTGCTTTGGCTTCGTCGTCATTGATTACGTATTCAATGAGTTGTTCAAACTTATTCATGAGGACCTCCGATGTAATGGCTCTGTTGTATATTTACACCAAAAGGCATAAACATACCAGATAACAGGTATATTTTATGCCTTTTTATAATGTTTCTTAGTATTTTAAAAAATTGCTAGACCATGGGCTGTGCCGGAGGCGCATACTGCTGTTTGACTTTTTTTAATTTTTCTTTGAATTCGTACGACCTAACGTCGTTCATTCTACGCAGCTTGTTGATTTGACGCAGAGTCAGCTTGGTCTTGCGCAATGCACCCAGACTGGGCTGAGTGTTGTCTTGTGCTACGTCTTGGTAAGCTTCAGGCGAGCGTTGATATAATTCTGTCAGTATCATAATGATATTTAGCCCGGAGCTGGAGTTGTTGCACCGGGAGCCACTGCTGCTCCTGGCTGACTTCCTGGTGCAGGAGCACCACCAGTTGCTTCTGATCCTGGAGCACCCATGGTATTCATTTCTTCACCGGTGGTAATATCAGCCTCGAAGTCAGCTGGGGTCACTCCAACACCACGCAGATCCTGACCACTAGTGGGTGGCAACTCAGCATCTGTTCTTTCTTCATTCCATAACGTTTCGTTTTCCTGAATTTCTTCTTCGGTTAACCCTAAGTAACGTTTGAGCAAGAAACGCTTGCTCATATAAGGAATTTGCTCTAGAGCTTGGAACGTAGAAACACGGGTGGTGTCCAGTTCTGCTTCTCTATAGCTGGCAAAGTTCTGCGGTGGATTAAATGCAATGCTAAACAGACTGCTGTCTATGTTAAAGCCTCTCCAGCGCATAAACATCTTGAATTCGTCATCTAGTTTGTTGATGATTAGTCGTTGTAAACGTTCGCAATACTGATTAAAACGATACTCTTGAATTAATGCAGTTCCTACTCGTCCGTCATTCATAGGGCGATCTGAATCGTCAGGCCCAGTTGGCAAATAACTACTGGGCACACGCAAACCACGGCACATCTTGTTGTTGAAATACTTTAAGTCATCAATCTCGCCTAGATTACTACCGCCTGGCAAGGTTTCAACACTGCTACCTCGGCCATCTGCAGTTTGTGGAAAGTAATAGTCTTCGTTGATGCTGAGTGGATTATAGCTGCTGTCCATAATGTTTTGACCGCTGCTGCCACCGGTGTGACTGGGAATTCTGCGCTGATGTATTTCGTTTTTGACACGTTCCACAAAGGCCATAGCCATGTGACTGGGCATGTTGCCTACGTCAATTTTAAAAATTCTACGTTCAGGTGCACGACTCACACGATAAATCAACACTGCATCTTCCAGCAGTTCTTTCTGCTTGAACACTCGGTAAATTGTTTCCAACACACTCATACTAAACGGCCAGTAAAAGTCTAAACCTTCGCTTAGTCCTAGATGAATCACGTGTTTAGCATCTACTACAGTTTCGTTCATGGCTGCTGAAAATCTACTGCCGCCGCTGCCTTGGCCGCCAGCACCGGCGTTGGGTGCTGTATAGTTGAAAGGTGCTACATACGCACCCGACGGTGGTGTAGATTGAAAATCAGTGGTAGTTTTTACAGCAATGCTTAAATTTTGAAAGTTGGGATTGATGTCACGAATCACATACTGCTCAGGCTGTTTGCCTTCGCTTTCGTTTACGATCACTCGAGCAACTTTGGTCATGTCAACCCAGTACATTTCAAATGTTTCAGGATCACGCACAAACACTTGATCTCCGTACTTGAGTGTGTTGCGGAAAATACGAAACAGGCGTTGATCCAGTTTATTCAACTTGACCCATTGCTGCAATTGTTTTTTAATAATTTCAATTTCGTGGGCTGTGGGCTTGTCAGAATAGTTTACTTGAAACGGTACTGCTTCGCCGTTGGTGGTTTGAGTACAAAACTCTGCCAAAATGTCCAGACAAGCATTGATTTCACTGTCACTGTCCATGTTTTCGTATTGATTATAACGTTCGATACGATTTGGGTGACCAGAATACACTTCGGGCAAACGACTTGCATAGTTGCGATAAACCACATCAGCATGGCCGCGCAAGGGATCACGTCCATCTTGACGCCCGTATCCAGGCAAGCCATCAGAACCTTTGCCGCTGAGAGGACTGAGTTCTCCGCCTACGTTGGCTACTTTGAAGTACTTGCGCCAGCCGCCTTTACTGTTTTTTTGCGAGTCTGCCATTTATTAATCCGTAATTTACAATTATATACTTATTCATTACGCAGTACTAACTTGAATTAGTTTGTTGATAGCTGTGGTTTGATCGCGTTGTGCAGCCAATATTTCTCCCAACAAGGTTGGCACTGCAGGATCATTGGTGCCACCGGCACCTCCCAGTTTATCTACCAATTGTGTTGTGAGATTTTCCATGCCTGACGTAATAGCTGTTTGTGTTGCTGCTGTTTGTGCTTCCATAGCCTGTGTGATAGCCGAGATATCAGATCCAATTGCGCCAGGAGCTCCACCGGCCGTGATTCCAGCTTGTCCTGTAGTTGATCCTCCCAGACCCAACATGCCGCCCAACATGCCCATCAATCCACCTGTACCTGCACCTGCACCTGCGCTACCTTCGGGTAATCCCAGGGCTGATCTCAAGGAACCTGTGGTTCTAGGACCAGATTGTGCACCTGCAACCATTGGTGCGCCTGGGGCTGCCCCCGGAACACCGTTACCGGCTGGCATGCCCAACATGGCCATTACATCTTTTTCTTCGCTTACAAATCTATTTTTAACACTTTTTTGTACTTCGGCGGTGCTGCCGCCAAATCTGGTGCCACGTTCTGCATAAGTTGCCTTGATGAGGTCTTCGTCACTCATGCCTTTTTTGTAGACTTTGTTCATGATGCCAGCAGCACCGCCACCGCCGTGCTGCACACTGGTGCTAAACATCATTTCTTTAAGGGCTTTGTTGCCTTCAATTCTCTTTCTGAGGTCATTGTCTTTGAGACCAGCCATTGCTGGATCAAAACTTTTTTGTTTAATAAACTGAGATTCTAGATCACCTAGTTCGCCGCTGGCAGCCATTTGTTTCCAAACGTCCACTGATTTACCACTGGTTCCGCCTGTATCGGATTCTGCGCCTGCATCTCGTAATTTCTTAGCAACATCGCCGCGACCTGACTGTTCTGCAAACTTGAGAAAGTCTTTCATGGCACCCACTTTGGATGCTATTTGATATTTTCCGTAGCTGGTGCCGCCTACTTTGTCCCAACCTACTGTTCCACTTCCGCGACCGCCGGTTTCGTATTTCTCAGACATTTTGCCAAGTTCGCCTGACATCATATCAGGTGCAGCAGGGTACTGAGTTGCTCCTGCTCTTCGACCTTGTCTGGCAATGTTGGGGTTTCCAGTAGCAGCTCCGCCTGCTGTTGATCCAAATCCAGGACCTGAATAAAACTGGGTAGGATCTATTTTTTTGCCAAATTTATCCCGCATTTCGTGATGCAGGTGAGCCCCTGTGCTTTTGCCTGTGTTGCCCAAGGTGCCGATCTGTTGGCCAGCCTTGATCACTTCACCAGTCTTGACCATGCTCTTGTCCAGGTGAGCCAGCATGTGCTTGACACCTGTTTTCTCATCAGTGACTTCAACCATGTTGCCGTAGCCACCAGATTCTTTTTCGCTCAATACTCTGGCTATGCCCGATATTGGTGCCATGACCTTGTCACCAATTTTGCCTGCTAGATCGATGGCACCGTGTCCTTGCACTTTGCCATCCATTGTGCGATTACCAAAGCCGCTGGTTACATTCATCTTTTCCAGTGGCATTACAATCTTGCCAATCTGTTTAGCCAGTTCAGGATCTGCAGCAGCAGCAGGTTCATGCGGGTGTGCATGATCATGTTCGGCTAATGCTTCTTGAGCAACTTTTTCGGAGGTTCCACCACCACCGCCGCCGCCTCCGGTTACTGTAGCGCCGCCAGTTATAGCTTCCAGCATTTGACTCAGCGTCACGTTGGCCTTGACCAGTTCTTCGTTGTTTTTTTCCAATAAGAAATTGGTTTCTGTTTGTGGATTGAACACCGGGCCTGACTCTATACCACCGCCACCGGACAATTTTACGGGTATGCCACCACCGGCTAAAGGTATAACAGCTTCTGTACCGTGCAGCATGGCCAAGTGTCCACTACCAGGGCCCGAAGCAATACCGCCAGTGGCGTATTTTGGTGCGTTTTCTATTACTGATCGAGCTGCGGCTGCTGCAATTTGCTCTTGAGTTAGCCCAGATTCAACTCCTGCTTCTTGGGCAGCTTTAGATTTTCTTGAAACTAAATCTTTAAAATATCTTCCTTCGTTTTCAATACGGTTACCCCGGGCTTGACTAGCCACATAGTCTAACCCAACTATATCAGCAACATTTTCTAAGCCGCGTGCCACAAGAGAAAAACTCTTGTCTATTAATCCCATGGCTTTATAGTTGGCATCGTCGGACGATTTTGTTAGTGCTGAATCTTTTTTAGTTGCAAGAAATTCAGTTGCGTTTGATAATGCCCGAGCAAATATATTAGTAGCCGTGGTTGCAGCAGGAATTGCTACTTGAATAAAATCTTGAAGATTCTGACCTTTTTCTAAAGTAGCTTTGTCTGTCTCAGCTTTTGTTCTGAGTATGGGATCAGGTGACCTGAGTTGTTCTTCAATTTTTGCTCTTATTGCTGCAAGAGTCTTTTCGTCGCCGAGGCGTGCGGCTGCGTCAGCTGTTTGTCCTACACCAATACCAGTCTGGGATTCCAGCCCGCCGACACGCCCTAGTGTTCCAAAAGCACCAATTTGAGCTTGAGTAGTTTTTGCAAGCAAGTTTTTAACAAACGCCAAAGCGTCTGTGTTTTCGTCTAAACTGTCCAGCATTGCCGACGCTTCGCCGCCCAGCAGTTGTGTAATACCTTCGCCGCCTTTGGCTCCTATAAATCCGCCGGCTAAGGCACGAAGCTGATCTGCCACGTCTTCTGCACCAGATGCGCTAGCCAATGTAATTGCTTCTTGGATTTTAGTTAATCTTGCAAGTTCTTTTGGATCGCCGCCTGGGGCCTTGGCTTGTTCTAATCTGACTCTGAACTGCTCTTTAGCTAGTGTTTTAGCCTGCGCAGCTTCTTGTTTTGCACGATCGGCACCAGTTAGCCTGGTAATAGCTTCAACATTTTTTAAATATTCAGCAAATGTTGCACCAGCATTTTTATCTTGTAATTGACGTGCTCGGCCCAGCCTGGCTTCGTTGGCAGCATATCCCATCAAAGCTTCGTTTTGTGATTCATAGGCCATGCCTAGCGCACGAAATTGTTCTCTAAAAGAATCTGCGCCAGCACTAAACTGGGACATAACTTTGCCAATGCCTTTGCTGCCATCAGTGAATCCTTTGCCAAGCAATGCAATGTTGTCACTATTTGCAACTAAAACATCACCAAGTTTATCTAATTCGTTTGATGTGTAGTTAAAAGATTTAGTCAGCTCGTATAGCTCTCGGAGACTCCCAATACTGCTACCGCCAACTTTAGCTAATCGATCAAATGCCTTAAATTGTTGATCAGCTTGCTTGGCTGCTGCTACTCCCCATTGAATTAATGCTTGGCCAAAAAAACTCAAGCCTTTGGTAACTGGGCCACCCATTAGAGAAGCAAATTTTAATACTGGTGTAGCTGCGCTTGACATAGCAGATGCATAGTCATGAGTAGATGCTTGAGTGTTTGCTACTAAACTAGCAATGGATTTATAGGCGTCGTCCATGCCCCGTTTGAGATTGTCGGTTGCGTTTTTTAATCTATTTGCTTCTACTATTGATTGTTTATTAGCATTGGCTTGGTCTTGTGCTATTTGTTTTGCAGACAAACTAGCACGTCTAAGCTGCTCTGCATTTGCAGCAGCAGCGTTGGCAAAATCTTCTGATTTTTTTGCTTGCTTTTCTGCTGCTTTTTCTGCGCGATTGGCAGCAACTGTTACACTGTTGGCAAAATCGTTAGCTGCTCGAATTTCTTCTTTGCGATTACGAGCAGCACCGCCTAATTTAGAAGCCAAGACTCCCAGCGCCGCAATCAATTGAGTAGCACTCTTGTCGGTCATCCCTTTGTTGCTGGTGGTGGTGGTGCTACTGCTAGTGGCTGTGCTGCCTTTACTGAGAGTACTGACAAGAATTTGAATCTCGTAAATTAGGTCATTGATTTTTTGTTCGTCCACCGTTTTAGCCTATAAGTATACAGATATATTTACCTGGCAAACAAACCATGACTCCAAACCCGTTAAACCAATACTTTAGACATTCTGTGCTGCAGGTGTCGTTGCCCAGCGGCGGAAAGTTCTATTCCAAAAATGCCATCAATCCGTCGGAAAATAATCAGTATCCTGTGTTGGCCATGACCAGGCAGGATGAGTTGGTGTTTATGTCAGACGTTGGACAAGCTACCGGTACTGCTGTTGTATCTGTGATTGAAAGTTGTGTTCCCGACATCAAAGATGCCTGGGCAGTACCAGTCATTGACATCGACAAACTGTTGACTGCAATCAAGATAGCCACACACGGTCCAGAACTGTCTGTGGCTGCACAATGCCTTGCTTGTCAGCACGAAGAAAAAATATCTGTTAATTTATCAGATGCTATTAACCAGATTTCGTCAGTTGACTACGATATACCCGAACAAATTGCTGATCTTAAAGTATTTTTTAAGCCTATCACTTATCGCGAAATAACTGACATAAATCAAAATCAATTTAGCGATATAGATGCCGAACGCCTGCTACAAGACAACGCCGATCCTGTCAATCAAGCAGAAAAAATCGACGAACTGTTGACCAAAGTTAGATCGTTGTCCACCCAGGTGCTGACAAAAAACATACACTCGGTGCAAACTCCTGAGGCCGAAGTTCGCGATCCAGAACACATAGCAGAATGGTTACGCAACTGCGATCGTACGGTTTACATGCAACTGCAAAACAACATTATTGCTCGCCGTGCCCCAGCAGAACTCAAACCTGCTGCAGTGACCTGCAGCAATTGTGCTAACCAATATACACAGGCCTACAGCCTGAATTTATCAAACAACGAGTAACTGCGTTGCTCAAAGGATCGCTATGAATTCAAATCCCTTATCGAAATTTTTTCGCCAACCGGCAATTTATATTCGATTGCCCAGTCAAGGCCAACACTGGCTACCCGGGTCGCTCGATTACCCGGTTAACGGCGAAATACCTGTGTTGCCCATGACTGCCATCGACGAAATCAGTTATCGCACACCAGATGCCTTGTTCAACGGGGAAGCAGTGGTGGGAGTTATCAAAAGTTGTGTTCCAAATATCAAACAGGCATGGGCTGTTCCTGCGCCCGATGTCGATGTGTTGCTGATAGCTATTCGTATCGCCAGTTACGGTCACGACATGGATATTGGTTCTACATGTCCAGCCTGCGGCGAAGAACATGATTTTGGATTAGATTTGCGCGGTGTTGTCGACAGGCTGAAGTCTAGTGACTATAATAAACCGTTGACCCAAGGTGATCTTACATTTCATTTTAGGCCGCTTAATTATCGCGAAATGGTTGACAACAGCTTGCAACAGTTTGAGCAGCAAAAGACACTGCAGATGGTAAACGAAAGTACCGAACTTGCAGAAAAAGACAAGATTGAGAAAATGAACGCCATGATGAAAACCTTGGTGGAAGTCACTGTCAAGGCCATAAGCCAAAGCATTACCGAAATCAGAACCCCTGCTGCCATTGTTACAGAACAAGAACACATTGAAGAATTTATTGTCAATTGCGACCGTGTTGTTTTCAACAGCATACGAGATTTTGTGATCAAACTGAGGGAATCCAGCGAGATACAGCCGTTGGATATCACGTGTCCGTCGTGTACACATCAGTATCGCCAGATTTTTACCTTGGACATGTCTAATTTTTTCGTAGCCGCCTCCTGACATTAGACACAGAGCAAATTGTCAAACTGATCGACGGCATGGAAAAGGAGGCCATGAGCATACGCAGCGAAGTATTAAAATTGTGTTGGTACATGCGCGGTGGTCTGTCCTACTCTGAAGGAATGAACATGAGTAGTCGCGAACGAGAAATTGTCAACAACATTGTCAAAGAGAATTTAGAGACTACTAAGAAGTCGGGATTACCTTTTTTTTAGAAAAAAGGTAAACCACATAAATAAATTTATGAATAATTATTATGTTTATCAATATCTTAGGGAAGACGGAACTCCGTATTACATCGGCAAAGGAAAAGGTAATAGGGCCTATATCAATAATAGAACCACACCCAAGCCTGCTGATAATAATAGAATACAACTGATTAAAAAAAATCTATCTGAAGAGGATGCATTTAGGTTAGAAATTGAGCTTATTGCATGCCACGGAAGAAAAGACTTAGGAACTGGTATACTTAGAAATCTAACTGATGGCGGTGAAGGTGTATCTGGAAGAATAGCTACTACCGAAACTATAGAAAAAAGAGTAGCAAAAAATACAGGTAAAAAGCGTACAGTTGATCAAAAACTTCGAATGAGCCAAGCACAAAAGGGTAGAAAACCAACAGAATATACAGACGAGAAAAAATACGAAATATCAAAAAAGATATCTGATTCATTAAAAGGTAAAACAAAGTCAGACGAGCATAAGAAAAAATTATCAGAACACTTTACAGGCAAGTCTAACGGTCCTAGGTCAGAAGAAACTAAACAAAAAATGCGTAAGCCAAAATCTGATGCACACCGAAAAGCTATTTCAGAAGGTAGAAAAGCCAAGTATGCGGCATTACGAGAACAAAAGTAAACATGAACTTTGAACAAGCCAAACAAGACATCACTCAGTGGGTTATTGATTTTGTAGAAAAGCCTAATTCATTATTGAACGGGTGGGCACCGTGTCCGTATGCCAGACGGGCCAGAGTAGAAAATCAATTTGACATCAGACCCGGGCAAATCAATCCCATATCAGATGGTGCGTTTCAGCATATGGAAAACTATGATGTTATTGCTTATGTGTACGCAGCTGATCGTTTTTCAGCTGCGGAATTCAACCAAATGGTTGATAATTTAAATGTATGGCACTTGCAAAGTCGCGGTATGTTTGCCTTGGCTGATCATCCCGGCGATGTAGAAACAGTCAACGGTGTTGTAATGAATCAGGGTACCTGGGCTATTTGTTTCTTACAGGACCTAAACAAACTGAATTCACATGCTCGCATGCTGGCTGATCGCGGCTTTTATGATTCATGGCCTGACCAGTACTTGACGGTGCTGTTTTCTGGCAGAGAGGATCCCAGATCGTGAGTTATCAATTTGCCAGAATACGGCTGGAAGAAACACAGTATCGACCCACAACAGACTGGTACTACATCACCGAGCCAGACATTACACAGTTAAACAATATCTACAGAACCTACTGTATCTACAAGCACTTTGCCAGTGTAATGCCAATTTTTGATAGCCAGTATCTGGATCCCACCACAGACATCATTGGCTACAGAGATGCCGGTGAGTTGGTTGCATTTAGTTTGATGAAACGCTATGACGATCACAATGTGCTGGCCAGTCAATTTGCCTGGACATATCGCAATCCCAAAACACGCCTGGGCATAGAAAGTTTGCGTACAGAATGCGCAATATATCAGCAGCGCGGTTTCAAATACCTGTATTTGGATCAAGTACACTTGTACAAACAAAGCTTCGACGGCTTTGAAATATTAGGACCACACCCTTAGAGGAAAACAATGGCAGACATATATCATATTTGGGCAAACAAAGCAGGCGACATTACAGACATAGATTGGGTAACCAATATGCGCAGATTCTTGCAGCACCTAGTCGACGAAAAGAAAATGGAATCGTTTAGAATAACCCGATGCAAGATGGGATTCAGATCAATCGCTGACATGCCCGAATGGCACATCATGATGGAGTTTGTTAACATGGCACAGATGGATGCTGCTTTTGCTCGGGTAGCTCCATTGGAAGGCGAATTGGAACAGAAACATCAATCATTCAATCAGTTTGTTGCAGGTGATATTCAACATGCACTGTTTCGTGATTGGCCTGATACATTATAAGATGTTCTGCGAACATCTGTTACTTCGCTTTCGCTCGTAACATGTTTTTATTTTAATTGTTTTACAAACGAAACGAAGTGAAGTGCTAGTATCTCATCTAGATTAACTGGCCACACTTAACCCACCAAAGGGTTAAGAAAAAACTGGTACCTCATCTGAGTAGCCCAGCCACACTAGCGTTAGAACTATGATGTAAAACTTCTACATCGCACAGGCGGTTGTCCGGTACCTGTTCGCTCCGTCTTAATATACAACGGTAGTCTGTGCCACACACGCAGTCGTGCGCACAAACCCGGGGTTTTTCTCCCCTCTTTTTGCCTGTTTTCATCTTCAAACAATCAAATCGCAGGTCTTACAAAGCGATCGTCGTCCTGTTAAGGATAGTGATTGAGTGCTTCTTGCAGCGAGAAGACTTCCATCCCTGCGACTCGCGTCCAGGTCTAGGGCACCCGATGTAGACCGGTGCTAGTCGTTACTGCCGTACGTTGCCTGTTAAAGTTTGTTTTTTATGTGTGATCCATGCACACGCACTTGAATGTGACCATTGTAGTAGTCATCTGATTCCAGTACCCGCCTGGAGAACTGTTCTCTGGCTTCTATGTACGAGCATTCGGATCGTGATCGACAGTAGTATAATATTTCGCGTCGGAAATTGTCTGTGCCTTGCTGTGTGATATCTTCTGTGAGATTTGGGGAGCTGCCGTAGTATTGTTGCCAGTCAGAATCTATTTTACTTCGAATTTTTTTACGCTTCTTGTTGCCATTCTTGAGTTTTACAGTTTTATAAGTTGTTTTTGAAAACTTTGCTAATTTTTTCCCCACATACATGCGCCCGGTAACAACATTGGTAATAAGATAAACAAATCCAACGCAATCCTCGGGCAGTTCGACTACTTCTTGTCCATTGTGGTACCATGTCATGCGTATAGTTATGCAATACATCTATTGTCCAAATAAAATTACCACTCGGTTGTGTGATCCAAGTCAGATAAACGTGATGCTGTGCATTTAGTAGTACACTCCATGCTGTCAAATTTTAAAAATTCTGTAGTCCAAAAAGAGTCATTGATAATTTCAGAAAATGTTTTTGTATTGAGATTGAATTTTTCTTTTGCTTGTTGTAACCAGTTGCTGTTATGTTCGTATCTGTTAGCAGTCCAGCAGCAAGGAAAAAACTCGCCGCGACTGTTTAAAAATACTCCTTTATTTCCTATCAAACAAATGCCTGAAAACTGTGCTGCCTGTTGTAATTGTGTTGCTCTCTGTAAAAATAATACTTTTAGTTCTTTTCCAGGACGTATTTTGCTGCTCAAGGATATTAATTGACGTTCAAATCTGTGTCCTGCTGCTACCAAGGAAGCATCAGTGGGTTCCAGCAAATCATTGCTGCCATAGGCAACTGGGTATTTACTGCCGAACTTAGTGCTTTTTGTCAGCTGATACAAATCAAATCCAAGATCACCGGCAACCTGCTGTTGATGAAGAATTTGATTCTGATTGAATCTAAATGCTATAGAAGCCCAAGTTCGATAAGTGCTACAGTTGTGAGCAAAGAAAGTCTTTATGCCTTGCTCGATACTGAGCCAATCAGAATTAATTCGATACTTTTCGTTACTGAGTTGATCCCAACCATCGATACTCCAGTTAATCTCGTCACGCTCATTTAACACACCAGCTAACTTAGTCCACCATTCTGCGGATTTGTAACTTCCGTTAGTTACAATAACTAAGTTCATAGCAGGATTAATTTCTTTAATCCACTGGCATATATCTACAAAGTCTTTACAGTATACAGGATCGCCGTCATTACCGCAAAATGTTATTTTCCGAATTTGTTTTATAGTTTCACTGCCAATTTGTGTTTTGAAGAATTCCAATGATAACTGTTGATTCAACAAAGATTCTGCTGCTTCTGCTCTGGGACATCGCGGACATTTCAATGCACAAATACTACTGGCCTCAATATGCCAGTGATCCCATGCTAGCATAGTTGCACTTCCTTTTGCCATTGATTAGAAAAGTTTGTTGAGTTGTTCCTACTAGAACATGCAGATTGACACACTGGATGAGGCACTGATTGCCACGATTTTTGTATGTCATTAAAATCTAATTCCGTGTGTATTTTTGTATTGCCTAACCAGCAACAAGGATTAACTACTCCTCTGGCATCTATATAAATGCTGCGTTCTGTTAGAGCATGACACTTTATAGTTCCAGATAACTGGTCGACTGATTGCCATTGATCTGGCAGTGCTAATCCGTTAGCCAACGGTCTTTTGGATATTTTGGCACGAAACCAACTGAATCCCATTTCCTTGGCCAATTTTTGTGCTTGATCTACTTGATGTTGATTGTGCTGATATACCAACATATCCCAATGCGCAGAACCTCCGGCGTCGATGAATGTCTGTGCATTTTCCACAACTTTGTCCCAGACAACGCCACGACGGTAAATGTGATTAGTATCGGCTAATCCGTCGATGCTGAACACAACATAGTCACGCGATTGGTTGAGTATGACGGCCAATTCTTGCCACCAATCTCGATTGCGAAGACCGCCATTGGTGTTCATGCCCAGAGTAACGGCAGGATTGATAGAACGTAGGTAACGATACAACTCCAGTGTGTGTTGTCCTGCAGCAGGATCTCCGTAGTTACCACATGTAAACATCTTGTCGAGATTCAACAAGACAGCAGGATCGATCGCAGTAGATAATTGTTCTACAGTTAAATGACGTTGATCACTAGCATCAAACGCCGGGTCAGTAACACGACTGCACAAAGGGCACGATGCTTGACAAACATCTGTTGGCTCTACATGCAAGACTCTTATGTCACGCAACATCGATATCGGTGTTGTAACTGGTAAATCCATTTTCTTTAATGACTTTTAAAATATTCTCCACACGTCCAGCCAATTCGTCTCTGTGACTGACTAGCCAAATACTCTTGTGGCGTTCTCTGCTCATTTGTTTTAACAAGCCTAAACTGTTTTCGACACCTTGTGTGTCTAGTCCGTTGTCGATCATTTCGTCAATAAACAACAAGTTGATAGGTTGATATAGACTTTCAAACACATCTCTGAATGCCCAGCTCATGCTCAAGATCAGGCGATTGCGTTCGCCTCGGCTGAGATTATCAAAATCCAGTTCTCTGCCCAGCTCTTCGATGCTGACTGTAAGATCGTTTTGAAATACCACTGTATGCGGCAAGCCGATGCGATCCAGATAGTGTGTGAGTCTTGAGTTGAGATAACTGAGATTTTGTTCAATGATTTTTTTACGTATAAAAGAATCCTTGCTGGTCAATAATTTGAGCAGGAACTCTTGATGTTCTTGCAGCCTTGTCAAGTCGTTCATGTGATCGTAGCTGACTTCCTGCAGGGCCTGTTGCTGCATGTCTTGGATCTGTTCGGCATAGGGATCTGAATCTTGACTTCTAGTGGCCAGTTCTTTTTTCAAACTTTCCAAGCTGTTGCGATGGTTGAGTGCATCTTCCAATGTGTCATAAAACACACGTGGTGCTGTTCCTAGTTCACCAAGATCTTCCAGTTCGTTTTCGTGCTCCATCTGTTGTGTATTATTGGCCAGCAATTGCAAGGCAGTTTCTTGCAACGAAGCCTGCTTGCTGTTGCGAATTTCGTCTTGCTTGTGGTCGTGAATGTCTTGTCCACACGCATAGCAACGATGGGCATCTAGCGCAGCAATCTCTGCTTTGAGTTTGGCAACCAACTTTTCCAACTTGGCATCGTCGCTTTGTATACTTCTGATCCAGCGAGAGTGTTCATCGATAGATTTTTTCTTGGCATGAAATTGTTCTAGATCGCGGTGTGCTGCAACTTCGGCGTCAATGTCGATGTGCTCTAAACTAGAAATGCCCAAGTTCAGTTTTTCAACATCTTCGTTGCGTTTAGCAGTCCACATACGCTGCCGCTTGTACAAGCTTTCGATCTGTTCTTCGATGCGCTTGTTGGCTTCTTGTACAGCACGTATACGAAATTCTTCTTGCTGGATTCCGTCCTTGGTGGCTTTGTTTAGTTCCTTGATACGATCAGCACGTTCGCTTAACAAGGTAATGCCCAGCAGTTGCTCAATTAGAGTACGTTGTTCGTTGGCTTTTAAACTGAGAAACGGTTCTGTATAAGTGTTGAGAGCCAGGATGTGCTTGAACATGTCGTGGCTAAGACCCAGTGTGTGTTCGATAGCATCTTGTGTTTCTCGACTGTCGCCCTGTGAGTTATCGGTGATCGCTTGCTCTTTATGATCCACATAGAACTTCAATACATTGGGTTTACGACCGCGTTCGATTCGATACTCCTGGCCTCTGACTGCAAAGTCCAAACTGACCAGCATGTTCTTGCCGTTGGTCTTGTTGACTAAGTTGTCTTTGCGAATGTTACTAAGGGCAGTGCCATACAAGGCATAACTTAAAGCATTGATGATTGTGGTCTTGCCGGTGCCGTTTCTACTACCGTCGCCACCAAGATCTAGATTTTCACCTAACACCAGAGTAAGATCGCGCCGATCAAAGTTAACGCCTTGTGTAGCATTACCTACACTCATAAAATTCTTAACAGTTAAATTTTTAATTTTGATCATGGTCTTTTTCTAAGGCTATTTTGTAATGTTGATGCAACATGTTTTTAACTGCATCAATTCAGAAGACTTATGTATAGTTAAATTTTTAATTCGAGTTATCATGTAAAAATTTTATTAATTCAGGAAACGTGTCAGACATATTTAAATTTCTTCTCTCATCCAAGGGCCCGAGAAAATTCAATAGTGATCGACCATTGACTGTTGATACTCGCTGATTCAAATTCTCAACAATGTTTTTAATAACCGGATGATTTATGTGCTGTATTCTGCTTAAAATCCAAGATTTAACGCTGGCATCAAAATTGTACAAGTTTAGAACAGCAGGTTGATCGAGCATGTTAAAAAATAATTTTAAATCATAAGATTGACAATAATCTAAAATTTCTTCTATGTACCCAATGTTTAGTATACTAACTGTAGTGATGATTGTCAATTCTAAATTAGGCACACTGTTTCTTAGATTTTGATAAAATCTAACATTTGAATTTAACTCATCCCACTTGGCAGGAAATCTTAGATATTCAAATTGTTTACCAACACCGTCGACGCTGATGTTTAATTCGACAGCTTTAAATTTGTGCCAAAACAATAGCTGTTCGGTTGGTAATCGTGTTCCGTTTGTGTTGTACTTGATTCTAATATGTTGTGCATGGTTGTTGTCAACCAACCATTCTAATAACTCGGCTTGCTGATCTATGCACATCATAAAAGGTTCGCCGCCAATGAATTCAATTGCACCTACTGTACTGGCATGATCTCTGAGATTCTGCCAGACATCGGAGTCCTCTGACAGCAACACAGCAGGCATGACCGGCAGATTAAATTTTTTATTTTCACTTGCCCAACCCGTGCTATATTGATCGTTGCAGCTGGTACACCTAAGATTACAATGATTTCCTAGTCGTAGATAATATTCGACAAATTTATTAGCCGGCTTGATTAAATCTTTGTTTAAAATTTTAAAAATTTTGTCATAAGTTTTATTGTCGCGTTGTCGTTTGCTGACATGACCACTCTGCTCTTGCCTCCAACAAACACTGCATTCGGGTATTTTTTCCCCATCGACAATACTTTTCTTAATTGACTTTAACTCTTCGCTGTTTACATATTCATCAACGGTGTTATATTTGAATACATTTTTAAACAAGCAACACGGATTCATTCCTTCGTTGAACTTAGCATGTAATGTAATCCACGGATTAACACAAAAAGTATCAAGGTTCATAAGTTTTGATATATTTTTAGTAGTAGTTTAGGATCATAGAACTCACTTTCGATGGCAGTGATCTGATCTGTAACAATTTGGTCCACGCTTTCAAATTTGACCTCGCCTGGAGCCATGTCGGTGTCAACAGCAGCACTCTTGCTGGGTATCAGGGCCATTTCTCTCAGATGGTAGTCCTTGACAAATGTTTCCTTGATAAAATTAGCTTCTTCGTAACTGATCTCAATGTCCAGTTGAACACGCACATGCATGCCAGGTGATAACAGATTGTCTGCATTATCAATCACCTGACTCAAGCCGTACACTCGATATAACGGTTGTCCAGGCCAAGCATGATAAACCGGCTCCGAACCCCAGTCCAGCACCATCATGCCACGTGCATCATCGCCGGCGTCGGCAAAGTTGTGGGGAAAACAGTTACCGATATAGTTGATGTTTTTCTTTTGCTGGCGAAGATGAAAATGTCCACTGAACACAGACTCAATGCCGCTGAAGCTGTCAACCTTGACTTCGCCGTGATCGGGCATTTCCACCATGGCATTCATCTTGAAGTGCGGCAACTCAAAGTGCCCAAACACATATTTGGATGATAATTTTGGTATACGCTTGTAATCGTCGCCCACTAACCACGGAGCAATTACAACATCTCCCGATTGAAACCAGTCGTTGACAATTTGTATATTGGGCAAGTGTCTAGCCCATTCGGCACCGTGTATGTCACGCCGATCTCGGTAGTAGAGATCGTGATTGCCCGGGATAAAATAAAATTGATCGAATGCAGCCGACAGCTTTTCTAAAGCTCGCAAGCTGAAGTTCAGGGTCTGCAGATTGATACTGGCTCGATGGTGATGCCAGTCGCCCAGAAACATGCCAGTTTCGCAACCGTTTGCTCGAGCAGTGGCAATAAACCAATCGATGAATTGTTCGCAGTCTTGATTGTGCAGTAGACTGTTGCTCTTGAGACCAAAGTGTATGTCGGTGCAAACTGCTACTTTTCGAAATAGATTACTCATTGTGTCCTTGATGACGGATGCCAGGAATTGTACAATTGTAACAATTGTACACCCTGATAGTCAAGCAGTTAGAGCTTATTGCTGTCGAGCGTCTTCTTGGGCTTGGAAATCAGCTGGATCAAGCACAGTGACCGGTCCCGGCTGTTGATGCGGTTTTCCTGAATTCTGTCGAGTCCAGCTAGGATTAAGCCCGTTCATTTCTAGTATATCATCACGAATGTTTTGCATTTTCTTTTCAATATTTAAGATACGAGTAAACGAATTGGTGATAGCAGCAGTATAGTAGGCAAACGGGTTCTGGCTTTTGCTTTCGTCAAACTGCAGACCAATTTGACTTAACTGTAACAGGGCTTGACCACGCATTTCTTCGTTGTAAGTGTAGCCACGCCAATTGCTACGTGTGGCATAACGTTCACATAGTTTCAAAAACATTCTGGCCAGTTCGGCTGTCATGTCTCCGTGGTCGCGGCAGTATTCGCCTGTTTCTAAATCACCGCGCCAATGGCTTTTACCCACAAGATACGGGTCTTTATCTTCTGTAATACGATAATGATAAAACGGAGGAAAGTTTACACGCACATGAGTGGGGTCTAGTACAATTTCGTCTACAATATCGGCTAAGGGATCTTCTACCGGATCTTCTAGTTCCAGCATGTCTTTGAGTTGTTTCTTTTTGCCCACCGGTTTGGGTTCTTTTTTGGGTGCCCACGGTATGTGTTCCCAGCAGGTGATTCTAAACACTAGATCTGTGTTGGGTATTTTCTTGTCATTGACAATTTCGCCTGTTTCTCGTTTGATACGATCAGCACGGTTGCGTCTGGCTTCAGCCACAGTGCGCTGATTGATTCGATCAAGGCTGGGCAAAATGATATCATACTGATGATCTGTTACAGGGTCACGATAGGCGCAGTAGGTGTTCTTGCTGAGGTGAATCTGTTTCAGCAAATCTCTGTTGTTGAGATAATTGACTCTGCCGGGTTTTTTAATTACGATTGTTGTTATGGGAGTTGTTGATGACAACTTGCTTCTCCTAATGGATTACTTATTATAACACAATGTTGCCAAAAAACAACAGGTATTTTTATAAACTTAGCCGTTTTTGATCTCGATAAATAACACATAGGATAACGATACTTATGGCCACCAATCCACCTACTACAGTTGCTAACCCACCCAATCCACAGGTCCCGGCTCTGGTGCGAGATATTATCGGTCCGGTTGATCGCGATGAATTCAGAAAAAACAATGCTGCAGCATTTAGAGAATACGAAGGAGATATAGCACAAGGACGAAATGCATTAGCTAACAAATATTTTAACGAAGCTGCTGTAGCAGCTGGCGGACCAGATAATGTAACTCAGGCCCAGTTTAATCAGATTGTCTTTGCAGCAAGAGATAACGCTACACTTGCTGCAAACCAAAAATTTGCTGTGCAAATTGCCAATGCAGGTGCAGGTCAACTAACGAACAGCCCAGCACCAACCCCGTTAGCAACACAACCTATTCCGCCAATATCATCCAATACTGCCCCAGTTAATCCTGCTGCCAATCCGCAGGCACCTGCTGCTGCTCCGACACCGCCGCCTGGCCGCCCTCTACTACCACTAAGGGATGACGGTGGTAGCTTTAATCGCCAGATTGGTGATGTTAGAGAAGACGGGGCTGTACTAACTCAATTTCTTGATAACGGTACTCCAGTTTTTGTTATAAATGCATCAGCTACTAATAGTGCAGTTAGCCCGACAGCCAATCCACAAGTACCTGCTGCAACTACACCTGCGCAGACGCAGGTGGCAGCGGCACCTACAGTAAATCCTGCTACCAATCCGCAAGTACCTGCCGACGCCGTCATCAGCGACTCTCCGCTGCAGGTTCTCCTTGGCGGCGTGGTCATTACTAATCAAACAGATCTAGATACCTTGGCACGTCTGGGTAATGACGTCTTTGTGACGCGGGACAATCTGTTCAGGACTGAGCTTATCAGTCCAAGAAACCCTGCAGTCATTGCGCGAGTAAATGAACTACGGGAGCGCCTGATCAGAGAGGAAGCAAGCTACGACCGTTTTCGTAATGCTGCAATAGCCCGCGCTCGTACAGCAGCGCCGCCACCTGTGGCACCTGCTGCCAATCCACAGGTAACACCAGCAGATCCTCCCAGCATCACCGGTGACGAAACTGCATTTGTGCCCACACCCCCAGGCGCTGCTTTACCCAACCCAGTTTCTCCAGCTACCAATCCGCAGGTGCCGCCACCGCCACCGCCACCGCCGGCAAGACCAGCCACAGTAACAACCACTGCAAAAACTGCAGCAGAAATAGCACTAGCTGCAGAGCAACAAAACGCAAGAGACAATGCTCGTGCTCAAGCACAGTTACAAGCACAGCGAGCACAAGCAGCCGCTGGCGATTGGCGACTAAAATTACGACTAGCACCCGGCAGCGATTATCTTTACAACGCTGCCGAGCCTGGCATTTTACAACCTTTGCAAGTCACAGACGGAGTAATATTCCCCTACACTCCCTCAATCACTACCACCTACACAGCTCAGTACAACAGTTATGATTTAACACATAGCAATTATCGTGGATACTTTTATCAAGGCAGTCATGTGGGCGAGCTGAATATAACCGCTACATTTACAGCACAGGATTCAAATGAAGCTGCTTATCTGTTGGCAGTGATACAATTTTTCCGCAGTGTGACCAAAATGTTTTACGGACAACAAGATGCTTTTAGAGGCAGTCCTCCGCCCTTGGTATTCTTGCAGGGTTATGGCGATTTTCAATTTAATCTAAACCCTTGCGTGGTGCAGACATTTAACTACAATCTGCCGGCTGATGTTGACTATATTCGTGCTGGCGCACCCAACATTGATGGTACCAGCCTGTTGAAACGCCGAGATCGTCAGACCACTACAGTCGGTGGCAGTAATCCATCGAATGGGCGTATGATTGCGTCTGGATTAAACTCTGGTGGAATGAGACCCACACCACCGCCTGTGACATTAGGTCGTGCGCAACCAACCTATGTACCAACCAAAATGGAGATTACGCTGGTACTGTTGCCCATGCAGACACGTTCGCAAGTGAGTCGAGAGTTCAGCTTGGAAAGATTTGCCAATGGTTCATTGGTTCAACGAGGATTTTGGTAATGGCCACCTATAACCCCACAAGCCCCTACTTCCTGACAAATTATGTGCAGTTTTATCTGGATGTCATGACTGACCGTAACTTCCCCAAAGAGGTAGACGATACAGTGTTTGAAATAAATCAAACCTATCAGTATCGTCCCGACCTACTGGCCTACGACCTGTATCAACAGCCCGGCCTATGGTGGGTATTTTATCAACGCAATCCCAATACCTTGACTGCACCACCGTGGGATTTTGCCGCAGGAACCACAATTTATCTTCCCAAAATAAACACTTTACAAACTGTTCTAGGATTCTAGTAACATGGCTACATCGCAACCTGTTCCATTTACTCCCAATGCCAACACAGGCACCAATGCCCCTATTAGAAATAACACCAACGTTGCCAGAGACGACAACACAGTACCATCTCAGGCAGCTCGTGCCGTACGAGACAGCAATTCAGAAAGAATTATTCCTCAAGACAATATTCTCAGTCAATATGCCTCTTATACCTACAATATCAGCATTTACATATTGTCGCCCAAGGACTATAATGAAATAGTCCGCACCAAACGATTTAAAATTCCCGGTGCGCAACTGTTGATGAGCAGCGGTGGAGCACCCAACTCGTCCACAGCAGGTACAGGTACACCCGGTGGCAACACTGGAGTAACTGGCGTATCTACAACTGCTCAAGCTGATGCCACAGCCGGGCGCAATCAATTTTTTCCTTTGGATTTTTACATCAACGATGTGAAATTGACTACGCAACAACCTGGGAAAGGAACTAGGAGCCCGCACTCCAACTCATCTCTTAATTTTAAAATCATCGAACCCAATGGCATCAGTCTGATACCTAACTTACTTGCAGCCACGCAAGCCTACATAGGTAAAGACCAAAGTTATGGTTCACAAAATTATTGCATGGTGATCAAATTCTACGGATACGACGACACAGGCAAAATGGTTCAAGCACAAGGTCTCAAAACTGGCTCTGGCGCAACTGCAGTAATTGAAAAATGGATCCCTTTTCAATTTAGTTCAATCAAGTTTCGCATTGCTAACAAATTAACAGAATACGATTGTTCCGCAGCCTGCGTCTCTAACACTATAGCAACTGGTCAAATGCGTGGTACAATTCCTTACAACGTAGAAATTAATGCACCAACTTTGAAAGAAATTCTAAGTGGCAACGCCAGCTATAGTACTACAGTGGCACCTCCAGCCCCTGCACCTACACCCACTGCTGGTGCAACCCCAAAACCGCCACCAAAAGCCACCGCTGCACCTAAGCCTACTATTGTATCTGGGCTGATCGAAGCACTGAATCAATATCAGGAACTTCTAACTGGCACTTCTGAAGATGCAGCCGGTCCGGGTGTATTCGAAGTTGCCGATGTGTATGATATTGTTTTTACTGATCCTGCTTTAGAAAATGCGTCGGTGCTGCCACCTGGTCCTGCACCTAAACCACAAGGTGCAACTGTGCAGCCACAAAACGCCAACCAACAAGTCAATGGCGCTGTACAAACCGGTGCTGCCAACTCTAAAACTACCAGCGCCACAGCCGGTACCAGCATAATTCAATTTTTAGATCAAACCATACGCAACAGCGACTATATCTATAATCAACAGTTGAAAATTATCACTATTGATGGAGAAGAAGAAGAACGAAATACTGATAATGGGCAAGGTGTGGATTGGTTTCGGATAGGCGTTAAAGTCGAACCTATTCAGTATGATGCCAAGCGTAGAGATTATGCTTACAAGATAACCTATGTTGTGGGCCCGTATCGTGTGAACGAAATCAAAGGTCCTTATTTTCCTTCAACCAAGTTCAAAGGAACACATAAAAAATATCTATACTGGTTTACTGGTCTTAATACAGAGATACTTAGTTTTGAACAAGATTTTAATTATCTCTATAATGTTGTAATCAACATTGGACAATCAACACCGAGTACCACTTTGAACTTTCGGGAAGAAGCCAAGTACGTTTACCAGCCTCGCAGCAACGAAAGTGATCAGGGATTGGCAGGAAAAACCAACGAAGGCGGGGCAAACGCAGCCCAACAGTTATACAGCCCGAGCGATCTGGCCAAGACCAAACTATCAATCTTGGGAGATCCTGCATGGATACACCAAGGTGAATTTTGGTTTGGTTCAACTGAAGGCACAGGAATTCAAGAACCATTTTTCCCTGACGGTAGTATCAACACCGAAGTGCAGGAACCTTTGTTTGAAATTGGATTTAATAGTCCAGTAGACTACGATTTACAATCAGGTCGAATGGAAGTTGGCAGCACTGATCTCGGAGCTAACCGGTATGTCAATGGTGCCATTGGCAATGGGTTGGCCACCTACAGCTTCATTTATCGAGCAGTCAGTGTTGTCAGTACATTTGCCAACGGTAGATTTACTCAGGATCTTGAAGGTGTATTGATAACATTTCCTCCCAGTGCTATCAAAGACAATACTGGTGATCCTGCTGTTGACTCGCAAAACACAGAAACCGGTGCGGGTACCACTAATCCAGGTCAACCTTCGTCGCCAACCACACCACCTGCTCCAGCAAATCCTTCTACACCAGCTCCTGCAGCACCGCCAACGCCACCTACCAGTGGCGGACAACCAGTAGGCCCAGGCGGAACTACTCAACCGCCTGGCGACTTGTCAAGAGGATATACATTTAGTGAGACAACTTTTAGACAAAAGGATCCTGCAGGTGCCAAAGCCTACAGCGATTTTCAAAAACAAAAAGAAAACGAAATTTTTGCCACCGAGGTCGCAAGGTTAACAGCACAGGCTCAAAGAAACAATAACGGTACAGTAACACCTCGTGAGCGAGAACTTATAGATCAGCAAGCTTTAACCACAGCCCGTCGACTGAGTCAAGATCTTGCAGTAGAAAAATTTTTACCGCAGATTCAAGCAGCTGGAGCAATTAGCTTTCCGGGAGTCCCAATTAGTCGCGGGACGCAGCCGGGTGCTGCTATACCTCGAACACCACAAATTAGCAGCAGGGAACCTTAATGTCAGATAATATTCAACGCAGTCGTGGCCGTGGTCAAGGTTATAAGTTTGACCGCGGCGGTAACCCCGCAGAATTTGGTCCGTTTATCGGCGAAGTAAAAAACAATGTGGACAGCAATAGATCTGGTCGTTTACAAGTTTACATTGAACAGTTTGGTGGCGAGGATCCAGATGACACAAGTCTATGGCGTACAGTTAGTTATGTGCCGCCTTTTTATGGTTCAGTAGCACAGTCAGGCACTGATACTGGTACAGGCGATTACGTTGGCAATACTCAAAGTTACGGCATGTGGTTTACTCCACCAGATCTTGGTACCCAAGTAATTTGCTTTTTTGTTGCAGGTGATCCCAACCAAGGGTACTACATAGGATGTATTCCAGATCCAGCTGTTAATCATATGATACCGGCCATCGGCGCTAGCAAGAATTTTGATCTAGGCGACAGCAAAGATAAAAATTATTTCAGCAAGGCCAAACAGCTACCAGTCACTGAAATCAACGTAGAAAACGAAGAAATTGATGAGAATCCCAGATTTTACGATCAGAAGAAACCAGTGCATTCATATGTGGCTGGCATCATGCTGCAGCAAGGACTAATTGACGACACTGTACGTGGCCCTATCACCAGCAATAGTCAACGAGAAAGTCCCAGTTCTGTCTACGGTATCAGTACTCCAGGACGACCAGTTTATCAAGCTGGTCTAAACGAAAACAAAGAAAACATTGTCGACAAGACCAATTCCAGCGCCAAGCGATTGGAAGATGTCAAGATTATTAGTCGACGTGGCGGACACAGCATTGTGATGGATGACGGAGATCTGCAAGGATTTGACAATCTAATACGCATACGCACCAGCAAGGGTCATCAAATCACTATGAGTGATGACGGCGACTGCTTTTATATCATACATGCCAACGGGCAAAGTTGGATCGAATTAGGAACAGAAGGCACCTTAGATGTGTATTCTACCAACTCAGTCAACGTGAGAACCGAAGGAGATATTAACTTACATGCCGACAAAAACATCAACATGTTTGCCGGTGAAAGTATCAATATCAAAAGCAAAAGTGTAAAAATCAACAGCACAAAAAATCTTGAGTTAGCAGCCGAAGGCACACTAGCAGCTTACAGCAAAGGCAACTTTGGCGTACTCAGCGACGGTGCTTTGAACATGAAAAGTTCAGGTGGCGGCTGGGATGCCGGGGGCAGCATGGCTCTCAAAGCCGGAACCATCGATCTCAACGGTGGCGCCAGTCCAGGATCAGTTAGCAAGCCAACAGTGATAGAAGATTTAGAATTGCCGGATACCATATTTGAAACTAATGTGGGGTGGAAAGTAGAAGAAGGCAAACTAAAAACTATTGTGACCCGTGCTCCTACACACGAGCCGTATCCTTATCACAATCGTGGTGTTGAAGTCAAAGTTGCGTTGGATCAAGGCGGACCAGCAGAAGCAGCAGCAGCCGCAGCAGCTCCACCGCCTCCCAGTACCGAAGCTGTGGCACAGTTGGCTGATGAACCGGTTACTGTGCCGGTCAACGCTGCACAAGTACTAAAAGAACCACCGGCCACTGTCGATATTCCTGGCTTGAACTCTAAGGAACTCACTGGCATGATGAGCAGTGCAGCAGCCAGTGTGAATCAACCGTTCAATATATTCAGCGTCGAAAAAGGAATTGGCAAGTATGGGATTTCGCCAATACAGCTGGAACAGCTGGGATTTGTCAAACCTGGCACAGTTTCGCAGTATCTTGGAAATTCGTCAAGTTTGAATGCATTGCTGACAAGTCCTACTATTTGGACTGGTAAAAACAATGTCAACGGCATCAACGGAATACTCGGCAATGTAAATTTACAGGGTCTAATGCAACAGGATCTCATGCGTCGCGGTGCTGCTCAACTGCGAGCATCAGGGGTGCTAAAAGGACTAGAAAAACCATTACAGTTGGCGCCGCTGATACAGTCCACTGTTAAATTTGGACCAGGGGCAGTTACTGAGTGGGTTAAAGGCAATGCCAACCAAAAGATTGTAAATCAAATCAACAGCTTGTCTAAGAATGCGCAACAGGCTGTCAGCTTGGTTACCAGCAAGTTAGGACTGGGAAATTTTGGTGGAATCATTGCAGCTATTTTTGGAGCTACTCAAACTGTCAGCCGAAACGGAATCAACTCTGCTGTAGTTTCAGTAATTGGCAATCCCAAGGTTCCGCCTCCAGAATTTAAACCCAAAGATCGAACACAAACATTTGATATTAGAGCTGAGCAGCAGGACGCCAGAGTAGCTGCTTACGAACAGGCCAAACGAGAAGGCAAATCAGAAGCTGAAGCACAAAATATTTCTGCGAGAGTTGGCAACGAAGTAGGTGCTGCCGCGCTCAGCAGAATTAATATTGTATAATGGATTAAATACGCACATGACTACTTTTGTTGGATTCAATACAATCAATCAATTTAAAAAATTTACCTTGATAGATTTTGAGTTGGTTAAACGCGACTTTGCAAACGCTCTCAACATCAGACAAGGTGAGGTACCGGGCTTGCCTGGCTACGGCACCACATTGTGGAGCTTTGTGTTTGAAAATCAAAGTCCAGACACTGAAAATGCAATCCTGGCTGAATTACAACGTGTAGCAGCACAAGATCCACGGCTGTATCTTGCCAGTGCCGAAGTATATCCGCAAAACAACGGCATACGAATAGAAATGCTGGTGCAGGTAGTACCCAGTTCAGTTAACCAATTGCTTGTGCTGTTTTTAGACCAACAATCTCAACGAGCCGGTTATATCTAAAACTACCACGTTATTTCTATCGATAAATAACACAACAGTGAGATATTATGGCCAAGACTACCCGGCAAACCGCAATATTTGGAGTTGAAGATTGGAAGCGTCTGTATCAGACCTACCGAGAAGCTGACTTTCAAAGCTACGATTTTGAAACTTTACGCAAGAGTTTTGTAGATTATCTGCGCTTGTATTACCCAGAAACATTCAACGACTACATCGAAAGCTCAGAATTTATTGCTTTACTAGACGTTATGGCGTTTATGGGTCAGGCCTTGGCATTTCGCAATGATCTAAATGCACGTGAAAACTTTTTAGACACTGCAGAAAGGCGCGATTCAGTGGTGCGTTTAGCCAACTTGGTCAGTTATACACCCAAGCGTAATCAAGCAGCACAGGGATTTTTAAAAGTATTTTCGGTTACCACAACTGAAGATATTACAGATTTCAACGGCATCAACTTGTCTAATGTCACTGTCAACTGGAATGATCCTACCAACCCCAACTGGTTTGAGCAATTTACCTACATTACCAATGCTGCTATGGTTGACAGTCAGAAGTTTGGCCGTCCCGGCAACACACAAAATATCTTAGGTGTACGTACCGAAGAGTACTCATTGAATTTGGTCCCAGGATTTCTGCCCATTGTTTCTTACAACAGCACAGTCGATGGCGTCAGTATGCCATTTGAAGCAGTCAGTAGCACCAGCCAAGGTCGTGACTATGTGTATGAACCTGCTCCCAGACCCAGTGGTATTTTTAATGTGCTGTACCGCAACGATTCTTTGGGATTTGGCAGCGACAACACCGGTTACTTCTTTCTTTTCAAACAAGGCATTTTGCTCAACCAAGATTTTAACCTGGCAGAAGCTATTCCTAACCGTACGGTCAACATCAACATTGAAGGCGTCAACAACGAAGACTACTGGCTATACAAGCTGGACAACGTTGGTTCGATTGCAAGCGAATGGTTGTATGAAGAAAGCATATATGCCGCTGCAGTTGAGCAACTAACCCCAGAGCAACGAAAGATTTACAGTATCACCAGTCGTGCCAATGATCAGATTACCCTGACATTTGGTGATGGCGTGTTTGCCGAAGTGCCAGTTGGCCTGTTCCGCAGCTACGTGCGTTCATCTAACGGATTACAATACATAATCAATCCAGAAGAAATGCAAAGCATTCTGATACCCATTAGCTATATCAGTCGCTTTGGACGTTTAGAAACCATCACTTTCAACTGTGGAATTACACAGCCAGTATCCAACGCACAACCACGTGAAACCATCGAAGAAATTAAACAACGTGCTCCAGCCAGATACTACACACAAAATCGCATGGTCAACGGCGAAGATTACAACAACTTTCCTTTTACTCGATACAACAACATTATCAAAAGTAAAGCAGTGGCACGCAGTGCCACTGGTACCAGTCGATACATTGACTTGACTGATGTAACTGGCAAGTACAGTTCTACCAACATCTTTTCCAGCGACGGCGTTCTTTATCGAGAAAATCTACTGCCCAGCTTTGAGTTTGACTGGGTCAATCGCAACGACATTGTGGATATCATCACCAACAACATTGAGCCCTTGCTGAGTTCACGCAGTATGCTGCAGTTTTACTATGCCAACTTTGAACGTCCAAATCTGGCAATCTTAAATTTGGCCTGGAATCAAAGCACCACATTGGTCAACGAGACCACTGGTTATTTTTATAACACGTTCAACTCAAATCCTCAAGCCATTGGATTATATGCCAGCAACAATGCACGCTATGTGACACAGGGCAGCCTGGTTAAATTTATTCCGCCTGTTGGGTTTTTCTTTGACGCCAACAACAAGTTAGTAGCCGGCACACCTGTCAGAGCTGATGAAAAACTTGAAATTTGGGCCACAGTGTCAGCAGTGATACTGGATGGTATCAACAATGGTCTAGGCAACTTGCCAGATGGAAACGGGCCAGTAGCTCTGAATACATTTGTACCAGATGGTGCATTAGCGGCCGAAGTTATTCCTAAATTCATCGACGACCTACCTGGTGCTTTAGAGCAGTCCATGCTACAACAAATTGAGCTGTTTAGAAATTTTGGTATCGGGTACGATAACTTGAACAGCACGTGGTATCTAATTACCAGCACCAATCTTGCTGTGGATACTGCATTCAGTCTTGCCAACGCACAAAATACTCAAGGTGTTAATCTTGATGCTTCCTGGTTAATAGAATTTGTAACCAACGGTGAAAGTTACACTGTGATATCGCGTGGGTTGGATTATGTTTTTGCCAGTGTCATTGAAACTAGATTTTTCTTTGACGGCAGTGAAAAAGTCTACGACAGTCGTACAGGACAAATTATCAAAGATTTTGTACGAGTGCTGAAATCCAATAGTCGACCTGACAGCAACTTGCCCCTGTCAGGTGACATCACAATGGAAATTATTGCACAACCAGTCGAAAGCGACGGATACGTTGACGATTATCAAGTTGTTGTCAGCTATCGAGACAGCAACGGCGATGGAGTAGCAGATAATCCCGACTTCTTTAATGAAATTGTTGCCCCTACAGTGAATCCAACCAGCAAATTGGTGTTCTTGCAATTGACCACTGATTTTGACGATACCGAAACTTACTTGCCGGTGGCTGCCGGAGTAATCAACACTTCTTACACCACTAAGGATGCTATTGAACTAGTCAAAACTGAATTTATTAACGGCCAACTGTTTTATGCCACACAAGAACAAGACTTTTACGAACTGAGAGTGGAATTGATCAATGGTCTAGTACAGCGTAACTTGATACCACGCCTGGATTTTATCAGTCGTGTTGGTCGCCAAAGTTTGTATTTTCAGTATCGACACAACAGTCCATTGACCAATGTGATAGATCCTGGCTCAACCAACATTATTGATTTGTACATAGTGAATCAGGAGTATTACACTGCTTATCAGAACTATATCAAAGATACAACAGGTTCTGTACCTCAACCACAGCCGCCCACTATTGATCAGTTGACCGTGGCCTATTCGCAACTGAATGATTACAAAATGATATCTGACAACATTGTTCTCAACAGTGTGATATTCAAGCCCCTGTTTGGAATCAAAGCTGCTCCGGAACTACGTGCCACTATCAAAGTGGTGCGGGCTCCTAAAACCACTGCCAGCTTGAGCGAAATCAAAAGTCAAGTGATCAGCTCCATCAACAATTATTTTACAATTGACAAATGGGACTTTGGCGACAGTTTCTTTTTCAGTGAACTTGCTGCATACCTGCACGAACAGTTGGGTTCTATTATCAGTTCGGTGGTGTTGGTTCCGTTGAATCCGCTCAAATCCTTTGGTGATCTTTATGAAATTAGATCGGCACCCAATGAAATTTTTGTCAGTGCCGCAACAGTAAATGACATTGAAGTCATTGAGGCACTAACACAAAGTAATATACGAAGTCAAACTCCTGTGTCGGGACTTTATCCAGTGTCTGGACCCGGCAGTAGTTTAAGTCAAACAGGTGAATATTAATGGCCATACCACGTACCGTAGATCTGCTGCCCGAGATTTTTCGTACCGACACTAATCGCAAATTTCTAAATGCCACATTAGATCAGTTGACACAAGAACCCAATCTCAAACGAACACAGGGTTATGTGGGTCGTCGAGTTGGTCCCGGTGTCAATCCTGCTGACAATTATGTCACAGAACCATCAGCGGTCAGAACTGATTATCAACTTGAACCCGGGGTTGTGTTTTTAAAGCCCGATACCAGTCAGCCCATTGATGCCATCACCTATCCGGGAATCTTGGATGCACTGGACCTGCAAGGCGCCAACACCACTCGAGCAGATCGACTTTTTGACAGTCAGTATTATGCGTGGGATTCTTTTTGCGATCTAGACAAGTTTTCTAATTACAGCCAATACTACTGGTTGGCTGGTGGACCTGACTCGGTTGATATTTTTGGAACAGCAGTGGCATTGACAGATGTCTGGGAGATAACACGCGAAGCCAATGGTTATATTTTCAGTGACATCGACGGCGAAAACCCTGACATCACATTGGTGCGTGGCGGAAATTATGAGTTTACAGTGAATCAGCCCGGTGCTGGATTCTGGATTCAAGCTGCCCCAGGTATCAGCGGAACCATGCCTTTTGCGCCCAACATCAGCAGCCGCGGCGTATTGGGAGTAGACAACAATGGAACACAACAAGGCACAGTTCGTTTCAATGTACCACTAAAAACAGCACAAGATTTTTATTATTCGTTGCCCAGCATTGAAGATGTTGATCTAGTAACCACGCTGAAATTTAATCAAATTAACAATGTTTATGTCAGTGAATTTTTAGCACAATATCCCGATGGCATTGATGATATCACCGATCTCGACGGTCGTACCTTGGTATTTTTGAACACAACGGCCAACGCCGAATCTGGTGGTTGGCAAATAACCACACAGTTTGATCCGTTACCTCGCACAGACATCGACAATGGCTTGCCCGGCAGCTACGATACATTAACCTATGATCAAACCACAGATTTGCCTGTGAGCGAACGTTATAGTGTTTGGCAAATTCAATACATCGATGATATTGACGGCAATCCATTTATTCGTCTTAACAGTATTTTACCTGTGGCAAACCTCAGCAAGTTTGCTGTACTGTTTGGCACTGAATATGCCAGTACCCAATGGTATAAAAATGCATCTGGCGTCTTTGAAGAAATACCTTTGCTGACAGCAGTGCTAGACACCTTGTGGTATCAGGACAGTGTCAATCCCGAATTGTTTGGCAGAATCAAATTGGTCGATTTAGATCAAGAACAATTCATCAATATCGACGAAATTATTGGGGCAAAAAATTATACCAGTCCCAATGGAGTGGTGTTTACAAACGGATTAAAAGTACAATTCCGCGGACTGATTGAGCCAGCACAATTTCAAAATTTAGAATACTATGTGGAAGGAGTAGGTACCGGTCCGGGAATTGATGCTAGGGTAGGGTTTATTGATGGTGAGGCCTATTTTGGTCCGTTCCATATCTATCAATCTAGAAAGATGACAGGTCCAGTTCACAAGGAAGACGAATTCCAACAGTACATCTACGACACTGTTGAAGAAAGTGTACTGGCCACTGGCAGTGGTGGCCCAGCCGGAGCTCCGCTACCAACCACTGGCGTGTTTGGAGCCATGATCGGTAACGGTATTAAATTGATACCAGTTACAGATTTTATAACTCCTGAAACATATACCATCAGCGAATCAGTTCCGTATGACAGTACCAGTTACGATTCATCTCCGTACGATTCTAATTTGAATGAACCGCAAATCCCAGATTACATCACTATCAATCGTGCCAGTGCTGACCGTAATGCGTGGAGTCGCAGCAACCGATGGTTCCACATTGATGTCCTTGCTGCCACTGCTGAATACAACAATCAAATTTTGAATGTCAACAACAGTCTGCGTGCTAAACGTCCTGTTATTGAATTCCGTGCCAATATAAACTTGTTTAATTTTGGCACACAAGGCAAGTCGCCAGTTAACATTGTAGATCTAGAAAATACTGATGCATTCAGCAATATAAACGGAACAGCAGGATACAGCACCGACGGATACACATTCATCAACGGTAGCCGAGTTATTTTTGCTGCTGATGCTGATCCCAATGTTCGTAACCAAATATACGAAGTGCGATTTATTGATCCTGATAACTCGGGTAATTTGATTATTGATTTAGTGCCAGCATTCAATGGCATAGCCCTGGTCAATCAAACAGTGGTCTGTCTCAGCGGCATACAACAACAAGGAAAAAGTTTTTGGTTCGACGGAGTAAGTTGGTTACCCGCACAAGAAAAGACCGGAATCAATCAGCCACCACTGTTTGATGTTATTGACAGCAACGGATTTAGTTTTAGCAATCAAGCAGTTTATCCCAGCAGCACTTTTGCTGGCAGCAAACTGTTTGGCTATGCACAAGGAACAACGCAGATACAAGACATTGTGTTGGGATTTCCGTTGAGATATCTCAACATTAACAACGTAGGCGATATTGTTTTTGAAAACTATCTGTACACTGAAAAATTTATCTATGTGGAAGATCGAGTAAGTCGCGAGCAAAATGTCAGCACTGGATTTGTACGTCAGTATATTGATCGAGTATTGTTTAGTGATCTAATAGGTTGGCAATCCAGTCAGTCAAGAAATATCAGTCGCCAAATATTTAAATTTGAATATGCAGAATTACCGTTGACTTTAGATATTCCTGTCGATGTTGATGCTATTTTTGCGCCATTGCAAATATTTGCCGAAGGTAAATTCATTGAGCCCGACACCTACGTTTACGAAATTGTCAACAGCACAACTGTTATAACTCTATTGGAACCACTTCCTATAGGAACTGTAATTGAAGTGCAGGCCATAAGCAGTGTGGCCAGCAGTGTTGGATATTATCAAGTTCCGTTAAATTTAGAAAATAATCCTCTCAATGAAAACAGCAATGTGTTTACCTTGGGAACCATACGTACTCATTACGAAAGCATTGGTCAAAATTTACGCAACATTCAAGGCCCAATTATTGGTGCCAACAACAGCCGAGACCTAGGTAACATTTTGCGTTACGGCGACATCATTGTACAACACAGTTCACCATTGGCACTGACTGGTGTGTTTTTGCGAAGAGAACAATTTGAATTGTTCTCAGCACTGGAATTCAACAGCAGAGAATATATCAAATTTAAGGCGTTGTTGTTGGATCTGGCTGTTAAAGGCAATTTTGAAAACTTGACCGCCAGTGAGATTTTAGATATTGTACTGCAGGAAATTGCACTGAGCAAGAGTGAGATTTCTCCGTTCTACTGGTCTGACATGATACCAGCAGGTGAAACTTACACAGAGAAATCGGAAACATACTCGTTTATCAGCACACCCACATTTGATACTTTTCAAACTTACAATTTTGATTCTGCAAATTTCAAAGGGTTATTGATCTTCCTCAACGGTGAATTGCTGATCAACGGTTATGATTACACAGTTTCTGCAGACTCGCCCACAGTAACTATTACTGCACCGTTGACAATCGGGGATGTTATAAAGATTCGTGAATATCCCACTACCTACGGTAGTTTTGTACCAAACACTCCCACAAAGTTGGGTTTGTATCCGGCCTTTAAACCAGAGATATACATCGACAACAGTTATACCAGTGCTCGCGTTGTAATACGCGGACACGACGGATCAATCACCTTGGCATTCCGTGATGTGCGTGATCAGGTGTTATTGGAATTTGAAAAGAGAATTTTTGATAACCTCAAAATTGGCACTGCTATTCCGTTGAGTACAGCAGATGTTGTGCCTGGACAATTTCGTACCACCGACTACACTCAAACTGAAATCAACGACATGCTGAGTGTGGATTTTCTCAGCTGGGTAGGGTGGAACAAGCTGGATTATACAACACAAGAATATCAAGCATCCGACGAGTTTACTTACAATTACAGTCAAAGTGCAGACGTATTGACCAATCGGCCGTCCGTCGGGGCCTGGAGAGGAATTTACAACTATTTCTATGATACCTATACTCCCAATACTACTCCTTGGGAGATGCTAGGACTTAGCAAAAAACCTGACTGGTGGGAAAATCAGTACGGTCCTGCACCCTACACATCAGGTAACACAGTTCTTTGGGATGATTTGGCAGCCGGTCTAATTCGCGATCCCAATGGTTCCTACGTTGATCCTTTGTATATTCGACCTGAACTGCTGAGTGTGATACCGGCCGGGTCTGAAGGAGAATTATTAAATCCTTTAGAGTGTACCGTTGGTAACTTTGATGCTACCAGCTTTAGACGCAGCTGGAAATTTGGCGACAACGGACCAGTTGAAAACACCTGGCGTACTTCAAGCTCGTGGCCATTTTCTGCCATGCGACTGTTGGCATTGACCAAACCTGCACAGTTCTTCAGTGTGTTTGCTGATAGAGACCGTTATGTATTTGATGCAGACCTGGATCAGTATCTTTGGGACGGGCGTTATCGCCTGGACGCCAAGGATCTTACTCCCTTGTACGGCAATGGTGTCAGCAAGGCCAGTTACCTGAATTGGATAATTGACTATAACCGTCAATTGGGTATCAACAGCACAGACAATCTGACCTTGTCCTTGAACAACATTGACGTGCGTCTGTGCTGGAGAACAGCAGCATTCACAGATAAAAAATATCTCAAGGTCTACACAGAAAGATCCACACCCGACAGCCTTAATACTAGTTTGATTCTGCCTGACGAAAGTTATCAACTGATGTTGTATAAAAATCAGCCGTTCGGACAGATCATATACAGCTCGGTTATTGTTCAGCGTGTCGCAGACGGCTATGCAGTTTTGGGATATAGTTCCCAGGATCCTTATTTTGAAATATTGATTTCAAGACCCAGTAGCAACACTGTCACGATTGCAGCCGGCAATACTTCGATAAAAGTATCACAGGATTATACCAATAATACAGCTCAAGTACCTTACGGATTTGTGTTTACCAACGAATCTGGTGTGTGCGATTTTCTACTCAGTTACGGAAAATTGCTAGAAGATCAGGGATTGGTATTTGAAAACCGAGAAAACGGCTACACACTCAACTGGACTCAGATGGCACAAGAATTCTTGTACTGGACTCAGCAAGGGTGGGCAACCGGTTCTATTATCAACTTAAACCCAGCTGCAACCAGCATATCTGTTGTGCGTGCAAATGCAATTGTTGACAGCATCAATACATATACTCCTGAAAACATAATTCTCAATCAAAATCGTCAGCCGTTGCCGACTTCTGAGTTGGTGATTGATCGATTAGATAACTTGTTCAAGGTGTCTACTCTAACATCCAACACCATCAATTATCTGCAGCTAAAGTTTACTGCCTACGAGCATTTGTTGGTGCTGGACAATCGCAGTATTTTTTCTGATCTCTTGTACAATCCGGTCACTGGTGTGCGACAGAGTCGAGTTCTTATCTCAGGATGGCTCAGTGGCAACTGGAATGGCCAACTAAACGCTCCTGGATTTATTTTAAACCAAGACAACATTGTTGAATGGGTACCTAATCGCAAATACGCCAAGGGCGAAATTGTTCTGTTTAAAAATGAGTACTGGAGTGCCAGTAACATCATTCAACCCAGCACAGAGTTTAACTATTCGTTGTGGATCAAGAGCGATTACGATCAAATACAAAAAGGTCTGCTGCCCAACGCATCCAACCAGTCTTTGCAATTGTCAACAGCTTACAGTACATACGATGCAAACTTAGAACAAGAAGTAGACTTGTTCAGCTATGGACTGATTGGATTCCGTCCGAGAGAATACATGCAAGCACTTAATCTGGATGATGTAAGCCAGGTCAACTTGTACCAACAGTTTCTAAACACCAAGGGTACATTACGCAGTGCAGAAATATTTAATTTGGCAGATCTAGGAAAGGAAGCAGCCGAGTATCAGATCTATGAATTCTGGGCAATCTTACGCAGCACATACGGAGCCACAGCAAATAGAAGTTATTTTGAATTGTTGTTGAATCAGGCTTTATTGCCCAGTGATCCCAGCTTAATTCAAGTTGTGCTGCCGGGTGAAACTAGCAAAGCCGATCAAACAGTACTGTTACAAGATGTATGGAAGTCCAGCACAAACTTGACATCGCCGAACATTTTGCCTACCACGATTATCAATCCAACTGACATTGGTTTACCTACTGCTGGATATGCAAATTTAGATGATGTGGATCTCACTGCATTTGATTTAGATGCTGTGGTTGCACTCGACGGTGCGCTAGATGAAATTGGAGTAGGCACCACAATCTGGGTGGCCAGCGTCAATCAGTACGACTGGCATGTTTATCGTGCAGAACTTGTGCCCGGCACAATTACTCGTGTGTCCGACAATCTCGAAGGACAAAGTCTAGTGCAGTTCAACAAAGCACACGGACTTGCGATCAATGATATTTTGGTAATCAAGTTTTTCGATGACAGTATCAACGGCATTTACCGTGTTCGTGCAGTACCCGGCATCACTACCTTGTTGATTGATTATGTGTTTGACGGATTGCAAAGTTCAATAACCGGCGAAGGTGTTGGATTTACTCTGCAACCTGCTCGTGTTGCTCAAGCAGCTGATATTGCTGATCTGCCTTATGCTCGACAACTTACTCCGGGCATCAAGGTCTGGGTTGACAACAATGGCGCTGATCATTGGACTGTGTTAGAAAAAATAGATCCGTTTACTCAACCGTCTGTTGTTACACCTACAATTCCGTTAGAAAATTCCTTGTATGGTGCCAGCTTGGCACAAGGATTTAGAAATCTCAGCGCCTTGGTTGGTGCTCCAGGCTACAATCCTGCCAGTGCAGCAACTGTTCCAGGAGCAGTCTACACTTATGTAAAAACCGATGCAGATGTTTATGCGCAAAATTCTGTATTGGAATTGGGAACAACCGGCACCAGTGGATATGGCAATGCCATGGACATGGGAGACCAGCAATGGGCAGTGGTAGGTGCCAGTGCCAGTAATACCAATCGCGGATATGCAGTTGTTGTTTATCGAGATCCAGGTTCAGCAGTGTTTCAGCAATGGCAGTTGTTATCGATTGATCCCGGATCTGCTGTAACTGCTGCTGATGAGTTTGGTTACAGTGTGACTATAAGTCAAGACGAACGCTGGGTATATGTTGGTGCACCAGGCGGCAACATTGTTTATGTGTACGGTCGTGTAGATTATCAAAATCAATTTGTCGTATACCGTGTCACTGTGACTCAAAATTTCTTCAACTACAGCAATCACATTGTGATTGACTTGGATGATCAATTGGTAGTGTCCGATGGCAGCACAATATTGACCCTGGGAATAGATTATATAGTTGCTGGCGGCAACGTGGTTTTTTCAATACCACCAGATGCAGATTCTCTTATCACTATTACTCGCCGTGCAACTCAATCGTTCACTGGCGATGCGTCGACTACAGTATTTGATCTGAGTTCGATTTATACGGCTGTTAATTCATACAGCGCCAGTGTGTACATTGATGATGTGCTACAAAGACCCGTTACAGATTACACTGTCTCGGCCCTGCGAGCATTGACATTTGTTACAGCACCTGCGGCCGGCACGACTATTAATGTAAGAGCTCAAACCTATTTTACACCTGTTACGTCGTTGACTGTGCCGGGAGTATCAAGCACAGAAAGATTTGGTCACAGTGTCAGCACCACTACCGACGGCCGCCAGGTTATAGTAGGATGCCCAGACATTTCTTACACAGATCCTGTGACCAGTCAAGTTGTTCAACAGGCCGGCGCAACCTATGTGTTTGACCGATCTATACAGAATTTCCAGATCACCGACAGCACAACGGTAGATTATACCACAGTACAAAATTTGGTTACACCTACATCAGTTATATTAAATGGTGTGTTCTTACTAAACCAACAAAACAACATTGGCGGAACATATTCTGTTGCAGCCAACACAGTCACAGTTGATACTGATATTGCAGTAGGTGATGTGCTGACTATTGAATCGAATCAGTTTAGTTTGATTCAAACAATCTACTCAGTTGCACCAGATTCGGCCAGCAAATTTGGCTACAAGTTGGATCAGTGTATCAATGATTGCAGTTTGTATGTTTCTGCACCATTTGCTGACTCAGACTATGTGCAGTCTGGACAGGTTGAATTCAATCAAAACCAAGCACGAGTTTACGGCATTATAACCAGCAACATAGCCAACCCCACCCTGACCACAGGCAATACCATTAGAATCAACAATTATTTTGTTGAGTTGACAGGAACCACTGTGGCTGATTTGGCAGCAGACATCAACGCTGCTGGCGTGCCAAATGCACAAGCATCTGTTACAGCTGACGTTACCTTGCTAGGAGATGGAACTACTAGAGTATTTGATGTTGGCACAATTTGGTCTGCTGCTGTATCTTACACAAGTCGAGTATTAATCAACGATGTAGTTCAAACTGACGGAGTCAACTACACTTACAACAATACCACACAGCAGATAACATTTAGTGTGGCACCACTTGTGTCTGACCGCATAGTACTTGTAAGTGGAAGATTGATCTTATCGGCTAAGAATTTTCAGTCTGCAGCAGTATTGAACAAACTGCAAGTGTTACCCGGAACAGGTACATTGTTTGCAAATCTGGGCTGGACAATTTACGTTAACTTGCAAGTTATTACAGCACCAATACAGCAAAACTTTGCTAATTTCGGCAGCGGATTATTCATTAGCGACAACACAACTGCGCTGCTGATCGGCGCACCCAATGGATCAGCTATTACGCAGGTGACGTTTGACGCCGGTACCACCACATTTGATTCTTTCAGCACACTGTTTGGTGATACTGTTATACAAAGTGGCGTGGTATATTCATACGATTTCCTTCCTGCTGCCAGCCCAACAGTGACCAATCCAGGGCAGTTTGTTTTTGGACAACAGATTTTTGACACAAGCATAACTTCAGTAGATCAATTTGGAACAGCCATTGATTATACCACAGGTACACTGCTGATTGGATCACCTGGCAGTGACTTGGGTGACAGTCAATCCAATTACGGACAGGTTGTTTTGTTGAAAAATCCTGAACAGCAACCAGCATGGAAAGTCATTCGAGCACAACAACCAGTGGTAGATGTTTCTTTGCTGAACACAGTGTTCATGTATGATCGTGTCAGTGGTAGTCAAAAACAATACTTTGATTATTTTAACCCCTTGCAAGGTCGATTGTTAGGAGCTGTGGCTCAAAACATCGATTACATCGGTGCAATCAATCCAGCTGCTTACAACGTGGGCGAAGTAAACAATTATGGCAACAGTTGGAGACAAGAACGAGTTGGACAAATTTGGTGGGATACCTCCAACGTAAGATTTATCGACACCAACCAAGACGATATTGTGTATGCCAGCCGCAGATGGGGGCAAGTGTTCCCGGGCAGCATAATTCAAGTCTACCAATGGATTGCCAGCAGTGTCTCGCCTGCAGACTATGCCGGCCCAGGCCTGCCTCTCAATACCACCAGTTATGTGACATCTACTTCGCTGAATGAGCAAGGAGTTTTTGGAACACAATATTATTTCTGGGTAACAGGAATTAGCACTGTTGATCGTGCAGCCAAGAAAACTTTGAGCATTGAAACGATTTCTCAGTACATTTTTAGTCCTCGCAGCAGTGGAATCAGCTATATTGCACCAATTGATGCAAGCACCATTGCGATATACAACGGACTGCCGTATATTTCTGCACAAGATACTATCTTGCATGTCGAATATGATCAACAATATAACGATGCTGCAGTACACGTAGAATATCAATTGATTCCTGAAGGACGTGCTGATGGATTCTTAACTGACAGCTTGTATTTGAAGTTGCAAGACAGTTTTTGTGGAGTTGACACAGCCGGCAACCCAGTTCCGGATCCATTCCTAAGTCCCAGCGAACAGTACGGCTTAGAGGCTCGACCACGACAGTCCATGTTTGTTAATCGTCTGATGGCGCTTAAAAATTACCTGGTGCGTGCCAACACAGTTCTCAAGCATTTTCCTATATCAGAGACACGTCGATTTAACTTGTTAAACAGTGCCGAACCAGAACCGTCGGTATTCAGCGGTGAGTGGAACTTGAGACTGGCCAACTATGAAGAATTAACCTATCAAAATCTAGCAGAAGTGGCACTTGGATACAAATATCTTGTGGCCAGTGACAGTAATTATCGAGGTCTCTGGGCCATATACGAAGTTGTGCCTGGCCCGTTGTTTGGATCAAAGGCCTTGACTTTGATTAGAGTACAAAATTACGACACCAAACAATTTTGGAATTATATTGATTGGTACTTACCTGGCTACAATCCCGCCACTAGAATCTTAGTTGAAGTGCCTACAGTCTCGGCACTGGATGCTATTACAGTTCCTGCAGGCAGCAGCGTAAAAGTCACTGCCAATGCACAAGGTAAATTTGAAATTTATCAATACAACAACACTTGGACTCGAGTAGGCCTCGAAGACGGTACAATTGAGTTCCAGAAGCGTCTATGGGATTACACAGTAGATACTGGTCGTTATGGATTTGATGTTGAAGTATTTGATGCACAGTTTTTTGATCAAGAACCAATTATTGAGACTCGCAAGATTATTCAAGCAATCAATCAAGAGTTGTTTGTTGAAGACCTGCTGATTGAAAGAAATCGCTCGCTGACACTGATGTTCAATTATGTACTCAGCGAACAAATTGCTCCGTTATGGTTGACCAAGACCAGCTTGATCGATGTTGATCATACCATTCGTGATCTCGTGCCTTTCCAGATCTATCGCAGAGACAATCAAGACTTTGTGCTAGACTACATCAAAGAAGTCAAACCTTACCACGTACAGATCCGCGAATTTAACTTGATCTACAAAGGATTTGACCAGTATCTGGGCACAATAAACGATTTTGACTTGCCGGCATTCTGGGATGCTGCCCAAGACTTGTTTATTAGTCCAATACTGGACGACTCGAGCAACGTCAGTACTACCAGCAGCTTTGCCAGCACAGATCCGATATGGACCACATTCCCCTACAATCAATGGTATGAAAATTATCTATTGACCTTGGAATCTGTAACCATTGTTGATGCCGGAGAAGGATACACGGTAGCACCAGAAGTGGTAGTAACCGGGCAAGCTACTCGTGAAGCACAGATGATTGCCAAAATTAATAGTCTAGGTGTAATAGTTAGTATTGAAGTAACTGACCCAGGCTTGGGATATTTGACCACTGCTATTATTGAATTAATTGGCGGCTTGCCCGAAGCACAGGCCTGGGTGGCATTGCGTCCTGCACTGGCAGGCTCAGTTATACAAACTCCGGCAGGTTTGGTATACAGAGTTGTCACCAGCGGAGTACTAACAGCAGTTCCCCCAACCAGTACCACTAACCCAGTTGTCAGCGGCACAGCCGTGCTGACTTACCTTGGACGCAGAGCTCGTGCTGTTGCAGTCATGGGCAATGGCCTGACAAGAAGTATCACAACAACCATCAAGTACGATCGATATCAATATCAAACCACCATTGTTGACTGGCAGCCCGAAGTTAGTTACGATAATGGAACCTTGGTGCGATACGACGATCGAGTGTGGAGTGCAGATTCTGCCGACAGCACTGCTGTGGAAACCAGTACCTTTGATCCTGATCAATGGACACTAGTACCAGCTGGCGATCTAAGTGGTGTTAATCGTACAATGGGCTATTATGTTCCTACTCCGTCGGAACCGGGTCTGGATCTTGCATTGCTGATATCAGGCGTTGATTATCCAGGAGTGCAAGTCAAAGCACCGGGCTTCAATCAAAACACCGGATTTGATGTTGGTAATTATGATATAAATCCCTACGACAACTTGGCATTTGGTCCCGAAGGAGCACCAACTTATGATCCGGCAATCTTAGATGCCATCTACGCCAGCGAATTTACTGATCCTTATTTGGGAATTGGGCCCACTGCTATCAATGTAGCAGGAGGTGCATTTGTAGACACTTACTCAAGCCATGCTCCTGAAGAACTTGTACCAGGCGCAGTGTTTGACACACTAGACATGCGTGTATTCTCTACAGTGGGTTCGGACTGGGCTGGTGATGGACACGGATTTCCGTTGGAAACAACCAAGTACTTTTACGATGTTGATATTACTGAATACAGTTTCGCAGATCTACTGAACGACCCAGTACAATTGCGTGTCTGGAATCAGACAATTGGCACACAGTTAATACCATTGGTCAATTATGTCGTAGACTGGGTTAATCAAACAGTTGAAATCATCTCGGGTGTTGCTGAAACCGATGTCATTGTGCTGACAGTGTACGGACTGGGTGGCGGCAATCAGTTGTACAGCAACTCCTACAACGGTCTTGATGTTAATACGGGTATTATTTTACCTGTGCCGTTTAACCTCATCAACCAGGTAGTGGTATTTGTAAACGGAACAGTGATAACCAACTACACATACAGTTATGCTAGCCCAGGATTTACCAGAGTTGTGTTTGCATCTGCCTACACTGCCGAAGACTATGTCTTTATTTCAGCAATGGGTGCAACTGATACCACACCGGTGCTGAGCTGGAGTACGCCACAGACAGAATACTTTGTCTACACTGGATCATTGAGCTTCCCGCTGTCTCAGACATTGACCGGTACAAATCCTGCCAACGTTGTAGTTGAAAAGAATGGTGTAAGAGCAAGACCTAGCGAAGGAGTTGAATACATTGACGATGGCTCAAGTCTCGAATATTATCTGCCAACACGCGGAGGATATAGCCAGGCCTTGATTTCTGACAATGATGTAACTGTTTATGTTGATAACACAGCGTTGGTACTGGGGACAGAATTTTTTGTGTCACCCTGGGACGGAAGCAGCCGCAGAACTGTTATTCTTACTGATGCACCTCCTCTGGGATCTAGAATTTTAATATCTGTGCGCACAGAAGCACAGTACTATATTTCATCCAGCAATACACTGATATGGAATAGCACTGGATCCTTGGTGCCTAGTATTGGAGATGTTATTTCGATCACCAGCTGGAATGATACCAGCCAGCAGAATCTATTAACTCAAGTTTTTGTTGGTCCCACAACCGAAGGTGTCTTAGTTGCTCAGCCCTACGATGATACGCCGTATGATTCTGGATTAGTAACCAACGAACCTGGATCATATGATTACAGTGCAGGGTCGCAGATACAGACTAATAGGTTTGATACTGGTCGAATAATAACTAATCCTTCAAGATTACAAGTGACACTGAATGGATTGTTCTTGTTCGAAGGATCCGGATTCACAGTCGATGGATCGATTGTAGAACTATTGGGAGCTCCGATAAGCGCAGCACAAGTTGTTGCCATTACCAGTGTAACCGAAAGTGTTATTCCGGGCGCAATTGCATTCCGCATCTTTCAAGACATGCGCGGGCTGCAATCGTTGTATAGAATAACCGAAAATACAACCACAACCTTGGTTCAGCCATTGTCTGCAGATGACACTGTAATCTATGTCGACGATGCCAGCAGTTTATCAGTGCCTAATTTGCCGCAGGGTATTTTTGGACTTATCACCATCAACGGAGAGCGTATTGCTTATCGGGCACGTGATGTAGTAACCAATACCATAAGCGGATTACGTAGAGGCACAGCCGGTACTGGCGCTGCAAACCATGCAGTCAACACACCAGTTTATGACATTGGCCGTGGCAACTTGTTGCCACCAGAATATCAAAATTATGTAACAGCAGAAAGTTTCTTAGCCACTGGTACACAAACAGTGTTTGCTACTGAAAACATCAATGTCATTGGTGTAGATTCTACCGAAATTGACGATGCAATTGAAGTGTATGTAGGCGGCCTACGACAGACCGGCGGATACACCATTGTTGATGCTGAGCCAGTTGTCGTACAATTTACTGTAGCTCCTACTGCCAATTATCAAGTGACTATTTTGGTACGCAGAGGAACAGACATATATGCTGCCCAGGGCGACGGTATTGCTCTGCAAGAACAGCAAACTCTGGCAGCAAGGTTTATTCGTGGTGAGTGATGCGTATAAATAACACTATGAATAATACGTCAGATACCCCATTAAAAGCTGATCCTGTAAAGAAAGGGGCAAAACCCAATGAAACCGGATCTGTTTATATCGAAGCGTATGTAAAGATTTTTGATCCAAATACCAAAGAAGTGATGGTGGAGAAACGAGCATGATGTCCATAGGTCCCGTGACAATAGAAGGTTTTTTAAAAATTTATGATCCCAACAACGGGGAAACCTTTGTTGACAAGCACAATGCAATTCATTATGAAAACATGAGTATGGCACTGGCACAAAGTTTGGCCAATAAAAATCTTGGATATGTGTATGCCATGGCATTTGGCAACGGCGGCAGCAGTGTAGATCCAACTGGTGTTATTACATATTTGCCGCCCAACATCACAGGACAAAATGCAGATCTTTACAATCAGACTTTTATTAAAGTGGTAGACGGAAACAGCCCTGCTAATACCGATCCCACACGTAATAATCTTACTGTATTGCATACATCAGGGCAATTTTACACTGATGTTCTTGTAACGTGTTTGCTAGATTATGGTGAACCTGTTGGTCAACAAGCGTTTGACAACAGCACCAATTTCAACGGCGAATACGTATTTGACGAACTAGGCCTCAAGTCATGGGAAGGATCCAGCAGTGATCTCATGTTGATCACTCATGTAATTTTTCACCCAGTGCAAAAAAGCCTTAACAGACAAATTCAAATCGATTATACTGTGCGAATTCAAACTCTGACTAACCTGAGCACAGCATAAATATGGGTACATATTCTTACCATAAATATTGACAGGATGGAGTGAAATAAAATGGCATATACAATTAATCTAACTGATGGCAGCATATTTGCAACTATTGCAGATGGTACCATCAATACTGCATCAAGCATGATCTTAGTAGGTAAGAACTATGCTG